ATGTGTGCAAACTCATCTAAGTAAAGTACATCAATGGTAAAACCAATTGCTGGTGTCTTAGACCTTGCTGATGTTTTTATTCTACAACCATTCTCAAATGTTAATGATTTTTGATTCCAAGTTTTAATACCTGGTTTTAAGAAGAATGGTAATAAAGAGTAAATAGATTTAATCTTATCTACAATCTCTACTGCAGTATCTCCTTTATTTGCCACAATCATTATATTCTTATCATTACTGAATAAAATTGTATGCAACATGAATATGGATGCTGAGATTGTTTTACCAACCTGACGACTTGCCATTAAAATGTTGAATCTACTATTGACAAAATTGTCTAATATTTCTTTTTGGTAATCTCTTAATTGTATATCACCAATAGATCCATCTTCTCTTTTTACTCTACAATACTTTTCTGTAAAGTAGTGAATATCAAGAGCACACTTAACATACTCTTGTTGTTCTTCTGGTGACATCTTAAAAGATACACCTGCACGTCTCAAACCTACTTCTGACTTTAACCAAGGGTTTTGAAATCTCTTTATTACAATACCATCATTAATCTTTTCTGTTGCTTCATCTACAATTTTTGTAGTGAATATCATTTGCTTTTCTGCTACTTCTGCCATAACGGACATTTACTTTTTTATATATATTGTAAAAAACCATCTACTTATGTCAAAAACAGATAAAGAAAGAAATAGACTACAGGATGAATTTGATCAAATACAATCAGAAAACAATGAATTTGATATATCTAAACACTTGGCAACTGCTGAATTTTTACCTGATTTAGGTGAGATAGAAATATTTGATTATGATACAGAGATAACTGTTTCACACCAACAATCATTAGATGTATTGGAATCATTAGTTGATTTATATCTAAGTGATGTACCACAATTAAAAGAACATCCATATATTAGAAATAAGATGAGAGAGGATGCATCTGTTTATGCAGAAGCAGTCTTTTTAGTTAAGATGACAAGAAAAAACTTTTTATCGCAATTAAGACAAGTTGATAATAGTGATAACTCTGCAAGAATGCATGAAGTTATTAATCAAACAATTGGTCAAATTAGAGAGAATGCTAAGTTTGTATCTAATCAAAGAACTGAATTGGAAAAATTTTATAAGAACCTAAGAAAAGATATGGGTTATAATGAAATTGAGAATCCTGAAATTAAGAAAGCAGAAGATTTAAAAGAAGAACAAGCTGGAGAAGAAGGAGCTATTATGGATAATAGAAAACTTAATGAAATGATTAAAAATGCAATGACACAAAAAAAGGACTAAATTAGTCCTTTTTTTATGTTGTTACTATTACTGTTGATGCAGTTGTTCCTATTGTATTGACTCCTGTTATTGTTATTGAGTAGGTCATTCCAATTGTACCAACAAATTTATAATTATTATTTGCAATTACTTTATCCGTAATTCTTTCTGCACCATAATTATTTAAGAATTGTTGATTTCTAGGTCCTTTAAATGGTCCATATAGAATTCCATTTTGGTCAGTTACTATCACTTTATAAGTATTTACACCTGATAGAATAGTCCAGTTTGTATCAATTGTAACATTTGAGAATGGATCTGTTGCCTTACTATATGTTACACCTAATGAACCTGCAGGTGCTGTAAAGTTGGCAACTCTTTCACTCCATTTTGCATTATATACCATTGATTCATTATCACTCCAATTAACTGAATCTACAGTTCCTGTTGTTGTTATTTTTCTTATAGACCAAACTCTATCAGTGTCACCTGATGCTACATTAACTGCATATCCATAATATACTGATGCAGTACCTATAGTATCTCTTCTTAACCATGCACTATTAAAATCCATTTTATTTTATTATTTTTTATTATATATTATTTATTCTAAATACAAAACTCTCAAACTTTTTTATCACATTTTGATATTGTAGTACAACCTTTGATGTGACAAACAAATTAACCTTATTGAATGTAACCTGATTTATTACTAATTCACAAACATCTTGTTTTAATACTTCTTTAACTCTATCTTTAACTAATTCTTCTGAATTTTCAATTAAGAATTGTAATACATTATTGACATTCTTTGCTAATTCAATAACTCTTGTTTCATCATCATAAAAACTAATAACATCATACTTAGTTATTTCAGTGTGTGAGAATTTATCACCATCAGTTTTCATTCCAATCAAATGTTGTATTAAAAGTCTTACTTTTTTATTGTTAATATCATCTTCATCTCTATTATAGAAAGTTTCTGATATGTAATAATAACTTTTAACAACAAGACCAATTTCTTTTAATTTTTCTTCTAATTTAGAAATTATTAGTTCATAATTGTTTTTAGTATTTTTAGAACAGATGATATAAATATCACCACTTGTATTTTTTAGATGTCTTATATTTTCTAAATGTATTGTAAAATCATTATTTTCAATAATGTCTTTATTCATAAACTCTTGCATAGAAAATGCTAATCTTGATATATTTAAGTTTTTATTTTTACTTTTAATCTTAATTTGATCAAATAAATCTTTACTTATCCAATAAGATTCATCTTGCATTTCAAATTTAATATTATCTTTCTTATAAACACCTTTTTTAATCAAATTGAAATCTGATTTAGTTATTCTTAGTATAGGTTTATTTGGTTTATCTCTATCAACAATCCATATTTTACTATTTGTAGTGATTAAAGAATTTAGATCAAAGAAAAATGCTTTATTACTTATTTGTTCCATAGACATATATATTAAAAAAATAAAACCTATCTTTTGATAGGTTTTAAATATTATCTTACTAAATCTTTACTTAGTGCAAAATCATATAGAACAGGTAGATTTAGATTTTCAATAAAGTATTCTCTAACATCACCTAATGTTTTGGATCTATTCACTATATTTAAAATTGTGAATCCAAATTCTTCTTGAAACTCTAAGTAACAATCACACCAAGGTCTATTATAGTTCTCTAGAGACTTCCATTCTTTATATCCACCACTTAACCAGTATAAACTTTTTTCAGGTGCTATATCTTCTGTATTTATGTCTTTTATTTCTACTTCCCAAATTTGGTCATTACTATCACATTCTCTAACTAAAAGTGAAACTGCTTCTGCTATATCTGTTGTTAACTCTTTCCCTATTTCAAAAAACCATTTATTTCCTTCTATGCTAATTTTTCTTGTTTTGTCTGTAAATATTGTTTTAGTTCCAATTTTTTCAAGTAAATCTTTTCTTTTCTTCATAGTCTTAATAAATTATTTTTTTATATCAAAAGAGAGTTTTTTATTTATCTTACTCCACTCTTCCAGATTCCATAAAACTGGCCATTTTCCCAGATACCATTTTCCCAAGTACCATTAAATTCACCATTCTTAAATATTCCATAATGCCAGTTACCAAAGTTATAATTACCACCATGCCATATCACAGTATTCTTTTTAATTTCAATAATAGCAGATTCAACTTCTGAGTCTATTAACCAGTAGAGTTGTTCTTCTTTTAAAATTTTAAGGATTTGTGATTTTGTAGTGATATTTTTATTATTGTATTTTAATTCTATAATTCCCATTTTCAATTCTTAATTTATATGACATATATATTTTATATTCTTTTTCACTAATTTTTCACTATTGTTGTTTTTCTTTAAAAAATGTGGATTTTAATTTTAAAAAAAGTTATTAACAAAAAAAACCAGACATATAGTCTGGTTTTTTACAATTATTTTTCAAATTAATTTTTGTCTAAAAAATCTTTTTCTTCTTTAGTTATAGAATTTATACCATATTGACCAATTTTATCTAAAATTGTATCTACATCAAGAACAACTTTTAGTTTTCTTGGAGAGTTTATAACACTCTCTACTACATTTAATACATTTTCTTCCTTTTGTTTAACAATTACATCAACTGGTTTTATTTTTGTAATATCTGCAATGAAATTATCTGCAATAAGAATTTCATCATCACCTTTAACAGTATATGCAATAACTGCATTATCATTTTTTGTATCAAACCATATTTTACCAATACCAATTCTTTTATTTTCTGCTAATAGTGATGGATTTGCAATTTTCAAAGCACTACCTATCTCTTCTAACTTCTCATAGTTATAAACTGTTAAGTCTATACATTTAATATTATCAAAATTTGCCATAGTTATTTTTATTTCTACAAAATTACAAAATTTATTTTGATTAAAAGTTATTTTTATAAAAATATTATTTAATATATATCACAAGAAAAAAAATTATTTATATGAAGTATATTAATAAAAGAGAGGATTTTTTAAAGAAATCTAAACATGATAAGATAGGAAAACTAATAAAAGAAGCTGCTGGTGGTCCATTTACCAATGATATACCTTGGGGTGATTCATTAGTAGGAAGACTTATAAATGCAATAGTTAGAAAATCAGGAATAGCAATTAATGTTACTAGAATTAAAAAATTAATTCCAAGATTAAAAGAACTTTTTGATGAGATATTAGAAGATTCTAAAATTAGTCAACAATCACAAGTTAAAGTTTGGAAATTGAAAGTTTTTGCAATACTTCAAAAACTTAAAAAGGCAGTTGATAATGAAGAAGAAATTAAAGTTATTGTTTACATAACTGATGACTTGATTACAATTGTGGATTCAGATTATATAGATGATGAAAATAAAAAAACCCTTTTAGATGAGCTTAAAAAATTTAAAGAGTTTTTATTGTCCTTGAAAGATGAGTCACCAGAAGAAGAAGAAGAAGAAGAAAAAGAAGAAGTTAAACCAGTAAGTACAAATACTCAAGAAATACCTTTTGATTTTTGTATTAAAAATTTAAAAGCAGTATATGCAATTTTAGTTGCATATAGAAAATTAAAAGATGCTAATAAACAAGAACATATTACTAAAAAAGACTCTACTGGAAAAGAAATAAAAGTAGGTGATGAATATACTTATAATAATATAAAAGTTAAAGTAATAGATCTTAGAAATCCTAAAAAATATGGTAATGATAAAGAATGGTTAACTGGTGATGATACACTTGGAACTGGTACTATGGCAGATAATAATGTTTATGTTGTTGATATTAGTAAAGATAAACCTGGAAATACTGGGTATCCAGCTGTTGTGAATAAGTTAAAACCAATTACTGAATCTACTACACCAGCTGTACCAACACCTGCAGTGACAACACCAGCTGTGGCACCTAAACAAAACTCTATTCTTAATGCAATAAAACCAGTTTATACATACTTTACATCAGATAAAGATATATTTTCTGGATTAGAGTCATTATTTAAAATGTCACCTGAGAATCAACAAAAATATGGATTTAAAGCTCCTATATTAAAAATATACAATACTGCTAGATTGAATGAAGATTTAAAACAATTTTTAACAAGACCTGAAGCAATTGGTAAATCACTTATTACAATGTATAAATCTACTAAAGTAAAAGAAGATGGTTCATTTGAAGGTATTCAAGATGATATGAAATTAGCAATTGCTGATTTTAATAAAACAATGAAAAGTATATTATTATTCCAAAGTGGTGTTTCTGAAAAGCCTAAAAAAGAAGGTGAAGAAGATAAACCAACAGAAACTAAACCAGTAGAAACACAAACTAAAAAAGAAGATGATATTGACTTTGATAATAAGAATAGATCTGATTTTAGTGATTCAGTTAAACTTTTAAAATATAATTCATTTATGCGTATAAATGAAGCTGATGAAGCAACAACTACTCAAGCACAATCAGAACCAGTGCAAGGTACACAATCTCAAGCACAAGGACAATCTCAAGTACAAGGTACACAATCTCAATCATCAGATGCACAAACAAATGCACAAAAGATAAAAGATTATTTTGAGAAAAATGTAAATTATAATGTTTGGGCAGTTGAGTTATCAGAGGTTAAAAGAATAGATAGTGAGATTGAAAAAGAATCTAAAGATAATACAGAACTTATTATTAATGGTATTGATCCAATAATAGAGATATTAAAATTATTTAATAGAGCTTATAAGTTACACACTACTAATAATATACCTGGTGGTAGATCAGGTGGTGCTGTATCAAGAAGTGTTTATAATGAATATACACCCTTTGGTGGTTCAGGTAGTGGTCAAAGTGGTATTACAGATGGTCCATATAGAAATAATAAAATATTTAATGTATGGGAAAATGCGGTATTGGATATAATGAAAGAAAGAAAGTATCAACCTATTTTTAGTAAAGAAACTAAAATTAGAATAGGTAATGAGTTGATTAAAGGAGCTGGTTCTACATTTAAAAAACTAATTACTGGATTATTAGATACTGAAAAACTTTATAATACTGGTGCACAGAAAAAGTTCCTTGATGAATATTTTGGACCAAATGCAGTTCCTGAAGGAATAAGATTAGGTCTTCCTGGTGATGAAAAAGTAAATGCTGACAATTCAGGAAATATAAAAACTATTGAATATAAATTTACTGCAAAGACAGAAAGTATTGATTTTTTAAGTAATAGTAAAATAGTTATTGGTAAGTTATTTGAAATAAAATCTAAAGATAAATCTATTTACATGTTAGTAGAAAGTACAGATGGTACATTCACATATGTTTCATATTGTGAATCTTTTAAGAAATTCAATAATTATATAAATGAACAAAAAGGACCTAAAACTGAAATTAATCCAAAACCTACAAATATGGAAAATTTAGAATTGAGATATACTAAATTTAAAAATGAAGATTTTAATAAATTTTTAAATAATAATAGAAATATAGAATTAAAATCAGTATTTGGTAGTGAAAATAAAACAGAACAAACAAAAGTAGAAGTTATAACACTTAATTTATTAACTAATTCTGATGATAAGTCATTATTTACTTTAAAAGATCATAAAGAAAAAGAAAAAACTTTCTTTTCAAAAAAATATGGAGATGACAACTCATTTGACATAACATCAATGTTAACAAATTAATTATGAAATATCTTAAAAAATATAATTTGTTTTTAGAAGCTGGATTAGACATACAAGTTACTGATGAACCTGATGTTAAAGCATCAAAACAACAAATGGAATTAGTTACAAAACAATTGGCTGATTTTAAGACAAAGAAACCACAAATTGATACTTTGTATAAGACAATTAAAGATCCTGTTCAAATTGAAGCTGGTTTAGTTAAAATACTTGGTACTGATGTTAAAAATAGAAATCCATTTTTAGTAGATTATGCTACTATTTCTAAAATGAATAAAGATATAGATAACATGCAACAAGAGAATGTTATGGATAAAGTTAGAATTGATGATTTTCAACAAGATTTAAAAATGACAACAGATCCAAATACAAAACAATCATTGACTACTAAAGTAGCCGATATTACTAAGAGAATGAATGATAGAGTCACTAATATAACTAAGATTCAAAATGATTTTAATCTTGCTGATAAGGCATATAAAGATAAAATGTTAAAAATAGAGAAAGATATAAAGGATAATATCACAAAAATATCTAATGTTAATCAAAAATAGAAAAAATATGATTTTTTTCTTTTAATATATACATTAAAATAAAAATTAAAATATACAATATGGCAATTCAAATTGGAAAATACAAAAGACCTGGTATCTTCATTGAAGAAATTGACAGATCAATTTTTAGTGCAGCTGCAGCAGCAGAATCAATAACTAACCTTGTTATTGGTGTATCTAAAAAAGGACCAGTTAACACACCAATTAGATTAACTACTGTTACAGACTTGGAAGCAGTTTTTGGTCAATTAGATAGAAATTTAGAAAGAAAAGGATCTTTCTTTCACAGAACTATATCAAAAATGTTAGAAACTACACCAGTTTTTGCAATGAACTTACTGGTTACTGACGATACATTAGATAAGATTGAATACAAATCTTTATCTTCATCTGCAGTTTATAAAAATGATATTAAGAGAGAAGGACCTTATAGAAGATTCTTTGATACTACAGGATTCTGGAGTAGAGATACTGAGTCATTCATTAACTTAACAAAAGGTGATGTAGGATATGCAGATAGAGCATTAGGTTTAACTAACTTATCTGATAGACATATTTCTGTATTTGTTGTTAAGACATCTGTTACTGGTTTTGATAGAACTTTACTTGAATGGTATGGTTCTGTTGAGAAGATGCCTGCTTATGTTAGTCAATTAGACTATGCATCTGATTATATGGTTGATGTTATTGTTGTTGGTGGTGATTGGTCTAACTACCGTGAACTAGCGGTTGATTCAAGATGGGCAGCATATTTTAATACAAATGGTTTAATAAAAGGACAATTAAGAAACTTTGCAAATGATAGAAATATCACTTTGTTAGCTTACTATGAAGGATTGTCACTTATTCCATATTTTAGAGATTTGAATGGTAGAAATATATTTATAGAAACATCAATTAATAGAGATACTGATAAAACAGGTTTATTCTGTCAATTCAATGCAGAATTAGTTGAACAAGATTATTATACTGGTTTAGTTGACCTTATTGGTAATACATTAGCTGATACTAATGCTACTGAAATAGATTTCTTATCATATAAAGAAAAAATCACTGAAAGTGTTGAATTAACACAAGTTCCACTTGATTTACCAGGAAATGTTACATCATTATTTGGTAATATATTTGGATTAGATGGTGATTTATATGATTCTACAATTGTTTCACCAAGTTTTGGTGGTTATGCTATATTTACAAGTGGAACTCCAGGTACACAGACTTTATCAATAAATAGTGGTTCTTATAGTTCTGGTGCAACTGCTGAAATAGAACTTGATTATAGTGGTAGAATTAACAATGGTGTTACATTTAGTGCAACATCTAATACTACTGATGGTATTTATGGTACTCATACAGGAGTTGGATTTACAACTGGTGATGCATTAGCAACTATATTTATTGATACTACAAACAAATTGAAATTACAAACTATTGCTACATCTTCATTAAGTACTCAAATAGTAAGTTCTTCCGCATCAACAACATTTAGTTATGCATTAGGAACAGCAACTGCAAGTTTTGCTTTTGGTGTTACTGGTTTAATCAATACAATTACTGTTACAAGTGAAGGTAGTAATATTGCACCTGGTGCAACATTTGCAATTCCTGCTAATACATTTGGTGCTACTTCAAGTGCATCAATATTAACAATAGGAACAAGTTCTGTTCAGGCAGAAGTTAAAAGAATTACTATAACAAATGGTGGTTCATTAGGTGATTATACTGCAGGTACATTAACATTAGATACTGCTTCTCCTATTAATGGTACAGTTAATGTAACATTAACAACTGCAAAACAAGAAAGATATGCATCAATTGTTGATATAGTTGATGCTGGTTCTAACTATCAAATAGGTGAGACTATTACAATAAATACAATAGGTGCATTTGGAACTAATACTAATACAATATTTACACTTAGAAGTGCTAACTTAGTATCTGTATCAGACTACTCATACTATGGTCAACCTAATCATGCATTTGATCCTAATAATGGTATACCTTTAACATCTGGTGTGATTCAGAATGGTAATTTTAGAACTGGTTATTTTGGTGAAGGTTCTGTATTTGATATTACTAGAAATGGTGGTACTACAACAGGTTCTTCTACATATGATATAACATATGATATTGGTACCAATGCATTTGCAATTATGAATGATGTAAAAGTTAATGTTACTAGTACTTTAGGATATAAATCATTTAGTATTTCTGTTACTGCTTATCCTGTTACTGCAATTCCAGCTACATATAGATCAGTATTTTATTTAGATACAACAGGAAATATTAATATCAAAAATAGTTTAGTTAAAGACATTAATCCAACTGTTAGTCAAGATGATATAGTACTTGGTTATGTTAAATTAACCGTTGTTTCAGGTAGTTTCACAAATTGTGTATTTACTGATATATCTGTTGATGCAAATGGTTATAAAGATTTTGTATTTGGTGAAGAAATTATAGATACAAATACTCCTGACAATAGAACTGCACCTGACTTTTATATTGAGTCATTGACTCCAGCAGATGGATTTGATTCATCTATTAAAGTTACATTTATTGGAACTAATACTGTAAGTTCATTAAGAAACTATGCGCAATTAAGAAAGTATAAAATGTTTAACTGGTTAATTGATAAAATTGATAGTACTAATAAAAATAAACTTACATTATTAGTAGATCAAAATCCAACATCAATGACTAAACATAGTTTAGTTGATGCTACTATTACAGACATTGAATTTTCTCCAATAAGAAACAAATCATTTGTTTTAAACTTGATGACATCATCAACAACAGATTTAGAAAATGGTTGGTTAACTTTATACACAGAAGACAATGAATTTATATTAGGTTCTAATGCTGTTGTAACAAAAGATGCCCCTGCTGATTCTGGTATAGGTTTAACAGGTTCAGTTGGTAAATATTCTGACTTCTATTTAGAATTCTATAATGGTAAAATTAATACAGAAGATTTCTTCTATGATAATAGATTATATGTTGATACTAATGGGGATTCAACAGATTTAGATCCTGCAAATGATACAATTTCATTTACTTTTATAGGTGGTGAAACTGCAACAAATGATGTTTATTCAGAGTATTCTGGTTATAACTATATTATATTAAGTGAGAATATTTCTCTAACTTCACAAGAACATATTATAGTTCCTTCTTCTGAATTAAACACAGGAGTATTTACAATAGTTAATAATTCTGTTAATCCAACAGGACAAACTCCTGCACAATTAGCAATAGCATTAAATTCAAATTATAATGGTTGGTTTGCTTATGAAGTTGCTGAGAATGTTACTTATGAGTCATTAACTGATGTGAATATTATATTTGCAGTTGATAATAAAAACTATCTTAGTATGTATATTGATACTGATGGTAATTTACAAGCAGCATTTGTAGATGAGACATTAACTGCATCATCAACAGTTGATGTTATGGCAAATAATACATTCTATGTTCAGTCTGGATTATCAAACTTGAAACAAACTATTGAAATTGAAACTCCTACTGGATATGTTCAAGTTCCTAATAAAGTATTAGTTAATGGTGCAAGATATACTGAATTAAAAGTTGGTGATTTCTTAGAAGCAGATACTGATGGTATTGTTTTACCACTTGGTCAACAATATGCTAGAAAACTTACAAGAGTTTTAAGTAAAAGACAATATGCTTTAGATACTTCATTAACTGAAATCACTTGTGATGCTAAAATATTAAAGACAGAATTAGTTCAAGGTACTGGAGACTTTCAAACAACAAGATATGTAACTATTGACCAATATGCAACCACTTATAAAACTATTTCATTAAAAGGATTTAGAATTAGAGAAGCTTCATTACCTGATGGTACAGAAGCAAGACAAAATACTATTTTGAATTCTGTTGCTAAAGGAACTCCATTGTTCAAAGCTTTAACAAATAAAGAAGCATTTGACTTTAGATATTTAGTTGATGCATTTGGATTAGGATTAACAGAAAGATCTAAACAACAATTAGTTGATATTTGTGGTGAGAGATTAGATGCATTTGGTTTCATTAATATGCCATCAATCAGATCATTCAAAAACTCATCTTCACCAAGTTTTGTTAACTCAGAAGGTGTATTACAAGCAGAGTTTATTGCAAAAGGAGGAGATCCAGAAAGCAATCCAGCATTCTTGTATTCATTTGGTGAAGGAACTGGTGTTTCTGCAGTAGGTTACTTTACTCCATATGTAGTGGTAAATGATAATGGTAGACCATTAAACTTCCCACCTGCATCTTATGTAGCAACTACATATGTTAGAAAACACATTTCTAATGTTAGCTCAGTTACTCCTTGGACTATTGCAGCTGGTGTTACAAATGGTAGAGTTACAAACATTGCAGGATTAGAGATTGATTGGGATCCAACAGATATTGAGTTCTTAAATCCAGCTCAAATTAATCCAATTGTGTTGAAAAAGAATAGAGGTTTTGTTATTGAAACAGAAAATACTGCTTTAGTATTATACAGATCTGCACTTTCTTATATTCACACTAGAGAGGTATTAATTGAACTTGAAAGAGAATTATCAAGTATGTTACTTGACTACCAATGGAAATTCAATACTCCAGATGTTAGAGCTGAAATTAAACTAAGAGCAGATGTTATCTGTGAGACTTATGTAAGTAGAAATGGATTATTCAATTACTTTAACAAAATGGATGATGAGAATAATACAGCAGAAATCATTGACAACCAAATTGGTGTTCTTGATACTTATGTAGAACCAATCAAAGGTATGGGAATCATTGTAAATAACATTACAATATTAAGAACTGGTGCTATTGCAGCAGGAGGATTCTTAAATGCATAATTCATAATAAATTAAATAAAAAACCCTTAGAGAAATCTAAGGGTTTTTTTGTAAACATAATTTAGATTATTTTATATAATAAACATAGAGAAAGAATACATATCAATATATAATATGTAGAAAAAAATAATAAAATAAATATGTCAAATAAAAAAGATGAGATGTCAGAAGAAGATTACTTAAAAAGACACTTAGGAGATATGGAAGCTGGTAAAAATACACCTTTTTCATCAGATATTCCTTTTAATAAAGAACCTCAAGTTGAGGTAGCAAGAGTTGATGATTTACAATATTTCAATTGTGATATTAGAGAATTACCTTGTGGTCAATTCTATCCAACAGGAACTTTATTTATGGTAAGACCTGCTAAAGTAAAAGAAATTCAAGCATACTCAATGGTTGATGATAACAATTTCTATGATATTGTAGAGAAAATGAATGACATGTTACAAGCATGTGTTAGAATTAAATATCCAGATGGTAAAATTGGTTCATTTTTAGAAGTAAAGGATCAAGACAGATTATTCTTAATTTTCTTAATTAGAGAATTAACATTCCAACAAGGTAATACATTGAATGTTCCTGCAGTAAATTCTAAAGGTGAAGAAGTTCAAATTGAATTAACTAGAAAAAACTTTGTTTTTCACAAAATTGATGATAATTTAGGTAAGTATTTCAGCACTGCACGTAATTGTTATTATTTTGAAACTAAGTCAGGTGGTCAATTTGAATTAACACCACCAAATATTGGTTTACAAAAGTCATTTACTGATTATATTATCAAAGAAAATAACAATAAAGTTACACCAAACTTATCATTTTTGAAAATTATACCATTTATGTTAGGTAATAGAACAAGTATTACTTATGATGGAATTAAAGCTAAACTTGTAGAGTTTCAAAATATGAGTGATACTGACTTTCAGTTTTTAAATGCTGCAGTTGGTAAATTAACATTTGGTATCAAAGAATTAAAAAAGGTTTTTGATGACGGTGAGGAGGTCGTGGCAGAAATGCAGTTTCCCAACGGAACATCAAGTATTTTCGTTATTCATGATGCCTTTGAAGCATATATTAAAGAATAAGTTACTACTTCAAAAACACTTTCATACACAGGAAATTTCTATGGATGAGTGGCCTTATTGGATGTTAGAAGAAAATATTAACATTGTAAATGAAATCATTGAGGAAGAAGATAATCAACGTAAAAAAGATGAGGAATCTCAATCAGCATCAATGCCTGATACAGGTTCAATGATGAAAAGTGCACAGAATATGACAAGTAATATGCAAATGCCAAAGTTCTAAAATAAAAAAAATCCATCAAATGATGGATTTTTTTATTTTAAATTAAACTATTCTTTTAATCTTTGACAAGGTAATTTACTATAACCAGAACCCCAGTAAAAGGCACTACCTTTTGATAATTCTAAATATTCTATTAATATATTTCTATCAAGTTCAATATCCTCTCCCCAAGAATCTTTTATCTTTTGTGGTATTGACTTCTGTGTTTTATTTTTATGTTCTTTTCTCATATATTGAGAAACTTCATTAAGAATTATTTTTGAATCTTCAGTCATATCAGATATTTTCTTACCTGACTTCAACTCACTTATCAATTTATCTACTTTTTCATTAAAAAGATAACATAAACCAATATAAAGGTGATTTTTTATTTCCTTATCAATGGTTTTGCCACTCTTTAGACTTTCTAAATCCTTTATTTTTACAATTCTACTTTCATTAAATACCTTTATGTGTTTCATAACTTTATTAAAAATTGATTATTAAATTATTAATAACCTGAAACCAATGGAGGACTGATTGTAAAGTTATTATCAATGTATTCATCAATGAAGTAATCATAAACAAAATCACAAATAACTTCACCAACAATATCATTTTGTGACCAATCTAATTCATATCCTGCAACTTTTTTAATCTGACAGTTTTGGAATGTAACTCTTCTTAATACAACACCTTTTTTATCATGTTGATTAACAATAATAGTACCAATTAAATCACTTTTATAGTGAAGTGCGCCATTTTGAGAATTGAATAGTAAATCATACCATGCTTTCATAGTATTCCAGTTTTCAATAGAACCTTGTTGATTAACATTAATCTGAATAGGAATACTAATCTCACCATCAGTTTTAGATGGTGTAGTTTGAAATACTCTTGTTGAATATTTGAACCTTTGTTGTTTCTGAGTAACATCAAACTCAGTTAATGCAAGATTAATTTTAGTTGCATTTTGTAACAATAAGATTGGATCTCTACCTTGTGCTTGTAAAAGTACAGGTAAGATGAATGTAATCTCAAATAAATTTTTGTACAATACTTCATCTGGTAGTGTTCCAGGTCCCCCTGGTGAGCCTACACCTTGTATCTGTGTATAATGTGGTAATGGCATGTGTTTTTTATTATTTTTTAGTTAACTTCTAAAGTTATTAAATTATATATTAAATATTTTAATTTCTCTTACTACTATATATTAGTATAAAAAAATGCTTTTTTTCTAACTTATTACTTAAAATACCATATAAATAAAAAATAATTATGTAGTAATGAAAGTTTATATGATAACTGATACCCATTTTGGTATTTACTTAAATAATTTAGATAAATGGCAGAATATGATGGAATCAACTTTCTATAATTTTGTAATTCCTTATTTAAAAGAAAATGTTAAACCAGGTGATGTGTTAATACACCTTGGAGATTTATTTGATAATAGAAATAGTATTCCTATTATTACAATGAACAAAGTAGAAAAGATACTTACTGAATTGTCAAAAATATTACCTGTTCATATTATGGTTGGTAACCATGACCTTTTCAATAAAGGAACAAATGAAGTTAATTCTGTAAGATTGTATGGTTATATTGATAATATAACAGTACATCAAAAAACAACCACTTTAGAATTAGGTGGTAAAAAAATTGTTCTAATGCCTTGGGTTGAAAAAAGATTGGATATGATAAATGAAATTGCAATCAATCCAGGTGATTACTTAATGTGTCACTCAGACTTAAATGGTTGTAAAATGCACCTAAACTCAGTTGCACATAGAAATGCTGATAAGATTAATGTAGAAGACTTTGGTAAGTATTCAAGAGTATTCTCAGGCCATATTCATATTCGACAAATTCAAAAAAACTTTACATTCATAGGTTCATTGTATCAAATGGATAGAAATGATTATAATGATCAAAAAGGAATAACTGTATTAGATTTAGAAGAAGATGAAGTAGATTTTATTCCAAATACTTATTCACCTGTTTTCAGAAAACATAAAGTTATTAGTGAGAAAGATGTTGAAGAATTAGACTTATTAAAGAACTCTAATGATTATATTGATATTTCAATATCAAATAACTTGTTAATATCAAACAGAAAGTTAAGAAGAAAATTAGAAATGATATTAGAGAATGGTTCTTTTGCATCAGTTGATTATATTGATGATATTGTTCTAACACCAGAGGAAGAAGAAAAGAAAAAAGAAGAGGAAGAAGAATTTGATGAAGCTAATTTAGACATCTCTATACAACTTGATTATGGAGATTACATAAAAGAGTATATTTTGAAACAAAAGTATGATAATGAAAAATTCAAAAGTGGTGTAATGACTGAGTTTGATGAAGTTATTAGAATTTATAATGAGAACTTTAGTTCTAAAAAAGATTAATTATGGAAACAACTGCATGTATAGTATTTAATAGGGTAAAATCAGGAACACCTTATGATAGAAAGTTAAAATTGTATTCTGAGAAGTATTTAACTAAAGTAGTTAAAAAACTTGAAGAAGAAGAGGAATATGAAAAATGTTCTATTCTATCTGGATATATTAAAGAAAGATTCAATCATGAATTAAATTATAAAAACCCTATTATATAATAGGGTTTTTATTTTTTAAAATTTTATGAATAGTACTTGTACCAGTATACCAAGTTGAAGAGCTATGGTAGTTTTATCATCTGGTTTTTTCCAAGTAATTTCAAACTTCATCTCATTTTCATTTAGTATGAATGATTCATATACTTTTAAATACTTCATAACTTTTGTAATTTTATTTTCAAGTCTCCAGTTCCTTTTATAACTCTGTGATAAACACCCATTGGTATAAAAACTTCACCTTGAATAACTTTTGGTAATTCATCATCTAATTGTATTTTCCAATCTGTTTCACCAATAGATTCAATTATTCTATCTTCTCTATCACGATGCCACATAAACTCACCAGAGTCAGTATCTTGTTTAAACTCTCTGATAAATACATTATCTGACATTACTTCTTCTTTAAATGGTAACATTATAAAATCTTATTAAATTTTTCAATCGAGGATTCATCAAATATTGCCACATTTTTAGAACCTCTTTCTGCAACCATAAATCCATCATATCCTTTTGACTTTATTTGGTTGATAATTGGGTCACATTCTATTATTTGCCAAGAACCATTCTTTATTAGCCAAAGATAGTTATAAACAGTTTGTGAAACATCTTCTAAATCAAATTCCTTTTCTGTATCATAATCAAATCCTTTAAATCCTTTACCTCTATTTGCTATAAATTTTTTACCATTTGTAGGATCTTCATATTTATCATCTATCATTTTTTGTAATATTGATTTAAGTTCTAACTCTTTCATTGTCTTTACTTGCATCGGATCACATATTTTTAGATTTGACTTTATTTTTATTTCCCAAACGGCTCCTTCTGGAAACTGTTCTCTTTCATCAAATCCTGCAAAGTTTTTTGCAAAGTCTAAATTACTTGTTAAAAATATAGCACCTGCAAATCTTTTTCTCTTTGGTGGAAAATCTCCTTTTCTATTACCATGATATAGTTTTTCCTCTATAGATTCAAATATTTTATATTCTTTTAAGTATTTCATATTTTTATGTTATTTTTAATGCATCAAGCTTTGGTTTTACTATCATATAGATACCCACAGATATTACCAATGTGTCTAATACATTTAGTATTGAACCAACATATGGTATTTTCATGACTGCTGCTTTTATACCTTTTGTAATATCTTCTCCATTAAATCCTACCATTTTCCAAACCTCATCCATCGATTTATCTTGTATTGAGTTAGTTAGTTCATCAAAACCACTTGCCTTTGAGACAAAATCTTTAAATTTCTTTATACTGCCTAAAACTTTATAGAAAATGTATAACTCTAATATTTGAAATAAAAAAAAGAAGGATTTTCCAAATCTACTCACAGATTCTGATTTACCTGTTGTCAACCAACCAAAAAATTTATCCATTAGTTGTGATAGCTTACTTATTCCTTGTTTCATTAAATCCTCAATTTTTGGAATCCAATTAAATGGTGGATAAGTCATTATTTTTTCACCTAGTCTTTGTAAAAATGATTTTTTCTCTTCCTCTCCATTATCCTCTAATAAAAAATTATCATCTAAATAAATAAGTCCTTCATTAGCTCCTAAGTTTAATACACCTGAAAATGTTTCTGATAATCTAGTCACTAAATCTGTTATAATTTGACCTGATGCTATATATTTTAGTAACTCTGATATACTCGTTATATAAGATTTTAGTTTAATTAGTTTTTTATTTTCTATAAATTCGATTAGTGGTTCTATAAACCCGCTATCTTTTAACGCATGTTCTTTTATTTTCTGTTCCATTGATAAAAATTGTGTCTTAACATAATTACCAATTTGTCCTGCTAGTGATTTTGCAAAATCTAATACGTCTTTTGCTTTTTTTGCTAAATCAACTAATAGTTCACCTGCCTTAGATTTTACTGCTAAAACACCTCTCTTACCTTTATCTACTAAATCAGAAAACCAAGATTCATTTATCATACCATAGTTAGAATCTATTAGTATCTTCTCATTTATAGTTAAATGACTTTCATATAATGAATTGAATATCATAGAAAAGTTAGATATATCATTACTATCAATACCCTCTAATATATTTATTTCTGAAAAATTCTCGTATGTCTTTAAGTATCTCATATTCTATATATAAAAATATTCAGGATAATTTTTATGACTTTTTACCAATAACCAGGATATGTCTTACCTCCAAATAGATGTCCAAATTTGTTAATTCTGCACGCCCAGTAGCCTGCTTTAGTTTTATCTTTCTTAGTATCACACTTATGTCTGGCTGCAAATGATTTTCTTGCTTTAGGGTCACTTACTTTAGCAGTCAAACCACCATGAACATCACCAAATGAAATCTTTTTAACATTACCAGTTTTAGGATTTTTAACATAAACATGATATTTTTTTGTACCACCACGTCTAGGTTTATTCAACTCTACTTCTTTACCTTTGTATTCTGCTTCATTTACTTCTTCAATAGTTTCCATTGGTAAATCTAATGGAACTATTACTCCTTCATATTCTGCAAATCGACCTATATCAGTTGATTCAAATAATTCAGTATCTAATTCAGATAATTCAATTTGATTTGCATCAAATAATTGTCTTGCTTCTTTAATTAGGTTAAAGTATTGATTAGATCCAGGTCTAAATACATTTTCTACAATAGGTTTATTATTATCAATATGATATTGTAGATTTTCTGATATTCTACCAGAAAATGATTCAAATAGTTTTAAGTATTTCATAGTTTTTCTTTCTTGTATTTTTTTGTCTGCTTCTCTAATTGTAAACCAAGTTGGTACTTTATCCAAAATTTCTGATTTATCATAACCATACTTTTTATAATCTTCTGGACTTGTAATCTTATAATCATCATTAGGATTTTTAGTAAATTGTTTGATTGTAAAATCAATAATCTTACCATTGATAATAGGTGCTGTATGTGATTCTTCATCAGAATCAAAATATACTACCTTAACAGGTAATTTATTTTCTTTAGCCCAGTCACAAAAAACATTTGTAAACCAAGAACAATTGGCTTTTTCTTTATTAAATGGTTTACCTAATCTTAAATCATACTTTTTAGAATAATCACTAATAAAATCATCTACATGTTTTTTAATGTTCATATTATTATAAATGTTTCAATTAATTTTAATTATATATTAATTATCAAGAACCTAAAAATTAATATATACTGAAAACATAATTAAACTTAATGTCAAGTCATAAAAATCTACATTTCTTCAACAAGTCTGGTGATAGTCTAAACTTAAACTATAATGAAAATACACAATTATTTGAAGGTTCTCTTTTATTTGATGAGAACTCAACAGATACATTCAAAACATATGCTCTTTATACTTTAGAGAAAGTACCAACATTTGAATTTGAATCTATAGGTGATATGGGTACAAATAAGTTCCAATTATTCAATGAATTTGGAATTCATTTCTATGGGTCAAAGACAAATGTTCCTGAACAAATAACTAATATAGAACCAGTTAACAATGATCCTACATTCTATTCTAAATGGATATATGGTGAAAATTTTGAAATTAAGTTTCCTGTAGGTACATTAGTTGTATTCAATAATACATTCTTAGAATTTAGTAATCCTGACAAATCATTTGTTGTTGTAGGTTCTAAAAAAAATGCTATTATGATTATATCAACTGTTGATAATTCAACTTTTGAAACCACATATTATAATCAATATTCAACCCCATCAAATTATACTGGTAAATTTATATCAAGTGTTGATGCAATAGGTGTTTATAATTATATTGATACTGAATATGTTAATAATATATCTGATTGGTCTGAGCCAAATTTCTATGATAAACTATATGTGGGTAAAAAACTTAATGTTGTAAATACTAACTTAAATGATGGTGCATATACTATTGAGAATCCAGAGATAACTGATATAATTAGTTTTGAGTATTCTGTTAACAGATTTAGCTTACCTTCAAATACTGATTTAATAATTGAAGTTAAATTAGGAACAGATTTACCAAAATTATATGATGGTGGTTTGACAATAACATCAGATAGTAAAATACTTATAAATGACTATTTTAATTTTCCAAGATTATTAAAATCTGGACAAGTATTTAAGATTGTAGGATCAGCTGAAAATCAGAATTTTTTAACTATTAAGGATAGAATAGATTTTGAAACAAATAACAATATTACATATTATAACTTATTAGATCAAGTAACTTATAAAGGTCAATTATATGAGTGTATATTGGCTTATACACATAGTCATGCATCACAAGATACATCATATTTGAATCCTGCTACTGATATAATTCACTGGTCAAACCCAACACATCTTAAAGTAAATGAACCTACAACAGATGAATCTTTACTTTATGCACAACTATACTTAACTACAGATAGATATTATTACACTCAAGTAGGTACATCATCTTCTGCAATTACTATGGCTTCTATTGCAGAGAAATATAAGACAGATTTTAAATTATTTAATATAGATTTATACTATGAGAATAGTTATCTTAAAGCTGATTTAATTTATCCAAGTAGATATGCAAGTGTTAACTTTTATCACACACAAATAGGTGAGACATACTCTATAGGAAGTGAATTAAAGACATTTGAGAGAATTATAGGAACAAAAGAAGTATTACAACAAGAATTAAATTATGACTTCTCTGAGAGATATAAATACAACATTGTATTTACTGATTTAGATGAATATGGATTAAAGTTAGTAATAAATAAACAAGTTTATGAAGAAGAAATAGCTTTTATTTATAGTGGTTCAACTATAGATATGTCAAGAACTATTGATAGAACACTAAGAAACTGGTTATCAAGAAATTATTTAGAATTATATAAATTGGGTATTAATGTAGAATTACAATATACACAAACACCTAATAATAATAATATAATGTTTTTCAATTCAATATTGATTATTACAGAATATCCAAATGTTCCAATTACAATAAATGAAATTAAAGTTGGTACTACTGCAAATTGTTATATAGAGGATTCAAGAGTTTTATTCAATGATTTAGGTCCATCATTAAATGTAAATATTAATAATAGAGATTATATTGTTCAAACATCAAACTTATATCTATTGGATATAAATGCTAATTTATTACCACTTAATAGTGAAATTATTGGTGCAACTTCTGGTATATTTGGTGTTACTTTTGATACAGGTGATACTGCAAATATATCTGTTGGTGTTGATGGAAAGGTATCATCAATTGTACTTTCATCAGTTGGTAATGTTGGTTATTCAATAGGTGCAACATTTAGTTTAGAATTTGGTGATATAAATGGTACATCATCTATTGTATTTGAAGTTGATGTTAATGATTTAAAAAGAAAGGCTGATATTACAACAACTTTAAAAAACTGGAATGATTTATATTCTACTAATTTGTTAGAGTATGGTATTGTTACAGAAGTTAAGAATAATTTACTATTGTTTAATGTTAAACAAACTGAGAATAGATTAGATTATACTGTATCAACTGGTAAGATTAATTTACCTGGTATAGATGATTATAAAATCACTAAGAAGATGAAAGGAAATGATGGTGTTTTAATAGCTTCTAATGAGGTCATCTTAACTGCCACTTCATCTGCTTCATTTGAACAAGCTGGATTTGCAACTGGTATGGTATTTTCAATTAATAATACTTATTATCCTTATGTTAATCAAGAGTATAGTGTTGATTTTTTGGATCCTAAAGTATTAAATTTAAGTTATCAAGGTCCTTTCTGGGATGTTAATAATTTTATATGTAATAAGTCACCATTTGTAACTATTGCATTTAGTTTAGGATTTGGACAAACTGGTTGTGGATTTGATACATTAAATGGTACATCTGGTGAATTTGATATACAATCATTTAGTGCATCAGAATTTAATATAAATTTTGCACCTAATACTTATAGTTCATTCTCATATACAGGAGTTTCTGGAATGGTTGATATTAAATATATTGAATTATCAAATTGTATCTATGTATATGGTGATAGTAGTGTTGGTGTTATTGATTCATATTATGGGCTACCAATAACAACAATAGAATTGAGTGGTAATACACAAAGTATTAAGATGGAATATAATATAGTAAATAATTATGTTTATTGTTTATCTAAAAACCTACTTAGTATATTTGATCCAGTTACAAATTTTGTAATATCAAGTATTACTTTAGCTAATGATGCATTTGATTTAGTTATCAATAATAGTAATGGTGATGTCTATATTAGTTATAATAATTCATCTAGTATTCATATATTTAGTTATGATAATTTAACATCATTAATAACAGATTCAGTGAATATATCATCACCAAGTGGTAAAATGGTTTTTCATCAATATGAAGAAGATATTTATATAACATCAACAACTAATATAGTTCATAGAGTCAATGGTGATACAAGAGATATAATAGGAACTTTTACAATACCTGGTTTATTGCCTAATATATTTTATGAACCAGTAAATAAGAGTATTTATGTATATGGTAGTGATGTTTATATTATTGATAATGGTTCATTGAGTATAAGTGAATTACCATCATCTTCAAATCCTGATTTGATATTTAATAATTTAACAGGTGAATTAAACATTTCAGATTCAAGTAATAATTTTACAAGAATAAGTGTTACTGGTAGTATGATTGATTATACTGATGTTACACATTATGGTTATATTGGATTAAATCCTTATGATGGTTCAATTTATTTATCTGCAACAGACAATAATATAGTTATTATTGATCCACTTACAAATTCATATGTTTTTAATGTACAAACTGCAATAACAACAAAACTTACTTATAATCCAGATAGAAAGTCAATGTGGTTTATACAACCATCTACAAATAAAGTAGTTGAAATTACAGTTCAATTAAATAATAATGCAGTAGTAACACAAGTTGAGTCAATATCAATAGAAGAAAACACAATGTATGGTAGTTTACACCCTAATTATGTACCAAGACCTGATATTTGGTTAAAAACAAGAGATTATTTTAGAAGACCAAGAGAAAACTTTAATACTGATAATCAAGTTAAATATTACTGGAAATGGTTAGCAGATAATGTACCTGAATTTTTCTTATATGATTATTCAGGAGAACAATTACAATTAACTGAGAACATATATAAAGGTTCTCCATCATATTCATATACTGGTGTTACACCTTTATCTCCTGCAGTTTTGAATAGGAATCCTAATAATGATGTAACTAAAGTTTCATATCCTGAATATCAAAAAACAATATTTGATAAAATTGAATATACATTAAGTTATATTGATGATGAAAATGATATTTCTACTAATGTTGAACCTCTACAATTATTTGTAGGTTTTCAATCTCAAAGTGAAGGAGCATTACGTTCTATTTTACAACTCTATAAACATGAAGATATTTCATTTACTATACCTTCAAGTCAGTCACAATATATTTCAATGGAAACATTGGATATAAATGGACCTGATAAAAGAGGACAGATAAAATTGAATGTTAATTCTGATGAAATATTTACTGGAAGAGGTTTAAAACCAGGACAACATATTGTTATTTATGTTAAAGATTCAAGTAATAAAAAAGACCAATATATTTCTCATAATAATGCATCAATGTTTATAATAAGAGAAGTTTATACAAGAACAATAATAGTTGATTTCTTTAATGTTACAAATGATATAATAGAAACAGAAAGTACTATTATAAATAATCATCCAAAGTCAGGTAATATAACATATCTTAACTTTGGTATAAAGGTAAAAGACAAAGAAATAGGTAGATTCTACACTTATGGTCAAACAGAAGAAGAAGATATTAGATTTAAGATAGAATTAGGTAATGTTGGTAAATTGATTGATACTAATGATGTATTTATATTTAAACAATATGATATATTAGAAGGTGGAATTGACTGGACATTCCTAAATAAGAAGAGAAAAGAGATGATGATGATGAAACATCTTATTTATCCATATATTGGTTCTTATAAGTCAATTATAAATGCAATTAACTTCTTTGGTTATAATGATCTACAATTAAATGAGTATTATAAGAATGTTGATACTACATCTCCAGAGTTCACCAAATTATTTAAGGTTGAAATTCCAGATATTTTTGACAATAGTGTTGAGGGTTGGACAGAAAATGACTTTATTAAACATACAATGCCAAATGATAAGTTTGAAGGAACTAATTTATTTAATTTAACATATTTTATTACTGATAAAGATGGTACAAATGTATTGACATATTCATTAGATGAGGTTATTATAAAATTACAAGGATTGAAATATTGGTTAAAGAAAAATATTATACCTTTAACACATAAGATACTTGATATTACTGGTAGAGTTTATTTAAACTCAGGTAATCAAATACAACATAAAGTAAATGATGTTAGAATAATTACAATTAATGAAAATATGACTCCTATTTCATTTAAAATGAATGAAGTATATCTTATGCCTGTTAATAGTGGATCAACTGTCTATAATTGTGTATTAGACTTCTATTCTATTATTCCGGGTGTTGGTGCTGATAAAGATCCTTTAGGATTAGTTACACCACCATTACCATATAATGGAGTTAGTATAGTTCCGCCTGATTACTTTAGTATTAGAATAAGAACTTATAAGACATATAAAGAGTGGGCACCATTTAAGAATTATATGATTGGAGATAGAATTATATATTTTGGTATTTTATATGAATCTGTAATAGATAATAACAAAGTAAATAGTCCAAGAAAATATGAATTAGTTGAACCTTGGAAATCTGGTGATATTTATGAATTAACAAGTCTTGTTGAATATAATAGTGATATTTATGTTTATGGTGCTACTGGTTCAACACAATCTACAATAAATCCTTATTTAGATTCAAATTGGAGAAATATAACAGAATGGAAACCTATAAGTTGGGATCCAGTTCAAACAATTTCTGAGTATAGAAATGGAGATAATTTACTACCTTTTAATTTCACAGTAGATTCTAATTTGGATCCATTTTTGGTTATTGAAGTAACATCTGATAATGGTTATGGTTCTGTTTATAGAGATAAGAAAAACTATGAAGTTAGAGGATTAAAAGATTTAATTTCAGTACAACAACAAGAATCAATTGGTCCATTTGTTCCAATAGTATTAAGATAAAAAAAATCCCTTAGATTTCTCTAAGGGATTTTTGTTATTTTACTTCTTCTTCAAATTGAAGTTCAGTTTGTGCAGGGTTTTTAACTTCACGAGTTACACCTTCTTCAAAGGCTGCAACCCAGTCTTGAACATCACCTGAAAGGTTTTTACCAAGAGTTTCATAGTAATTAAATACTTTACTAATATCACCAATTTTTCTAAGAATTTGAGAGAATGTTTGTGCATCTTTTGTTAATCCTTTAATTTTATGAGTAGATATTAAGTGATAGATATAAGTAACTTCTGTTGCATTAACTTCAAAAGTTTTTAACTCATAATCATTTGTAAATTTAGTGCCTTTCATACCTTCAAATAACTCTGTAAGTTCTAATCCAAGGAATACAGTATTTACATCATATTCAACTTTAGTTAAAATTAAATCAGTTATAAATTTCCATTGAGATCTATTTAGATTAAAGTTATATTTTGTTTCTTGTAAAAGGTCTTTATATGAATTCCATATTTCTTGTGCTTGTACATAAAGTTTATCTTTTTCTTCATCTGATTTACCTTTACCATCATTGTTATTAATGAAGTTAGTTATTTCTTGAGATTTAATATCTAATTCTTTTTCTGCTTCTTCTGTAATAAGAATATAATCTATTAGATTCTCAGTAAAGTTTATCTGAGGCTTAATTACATTAGTTTCTATTTTTGACATTTTGTTTTATTATTTTTTTTAGACAATGAAATCATCATCTTCTGAGTCTTCTTTTTGTTCAATGAACAAAGATTCAACTTGGTTTGCTCTACTTACTTTTTCAACACCATATTTGTTTACTAAAGAAGCAAATGTGTTTAAGTCAGTTTTTACTAATTTGATTTTTCCACTTTCAACATTCATGTTGATTTTGTCAATTTCTTGTTCAATTAGAATAGTTCTTGATTCCTCATCAAAAGCATCCATTAAGTCTTCATTGATTGTTACTAATAGTTCTCTTGGAGAACCTAATTCAATTGCCAATATTGCTGAATATTGGTCTGAAATTTTAGAAATTTTGATTAAACCTTTTTGTTTTCTATGTCCTAAGAATTGAAAGTCAATTTTAATAGGGAAAGATTTTTTGTCAAAAACTTCAAAAAAATCATTAATAGTATCTTCTGATACCTCGTAAAAATTATCGTTCATATTTTGTATTTGTTTTAGTGTTATAAAATAAATACACCAAAAAGTTTAAGATTTTATTAAAAAATATGAAATTATTGATACTATTACTAAAGTAGGTAAAAATTTATAATAAAGATTATTATAAAAAACATTACTTCTAAACAAAGAGTAACCTATTACTATTAAATAAGAATATTTATCAACTTTTTTAACTTCATAAGATTCAAAAAGTTCATTTAAACCAATAGATTTTAAGAATTTTGAAACCTCAAATGTATATTCTCTTATATAGTTTTCAGATATTTTATCAATATCTGACTTTTTAAGAGTAAACTCACCATATAATTCTTCTGGTATATTTAATACAGTGTAAAGTCTATAGGCAGAGTCAATTCTAACATTAAGTTCTCTTTCTAATCTTAATTTATTTAGTTTTAATGTTTTCTTATATAAAGAAAACAAAGTTAGTTTTTTAAAAAATGATATATTTGCCATAATACATTATACTATTTTATTATAATAAGTTTATTTTTCTTTTTTCATAGTCAAATCTTCAAGTTCACCAGTTTTAAATCCTTGTTTGTCTAAAAATTCATCTAATTGAGATGTGTTTCTATTTATATTATTAAGTAAATCAATCATAATATCTAATTGTTGATAAGTTTCACCATATTTACTTTTAGGTTTATCTTTTTGAATATTATCAGTTTTTTTCCCTTTACCTTCACCAACTACAGGACCTTTTTTTGTTTTATCTGTATCAAGTAGTTGAGCAAATACACTTCCTTTACTTTCAAGAGTGGTCATCATACTGGCAAATGCTTGTTCATTCATTGCTGCTAATACTGCCATATTACCTGTAAGTCTTCTTATTACATCTACTTTCTGACCATCAATAGAAGCTAATGCACCACCAAATTTTTTAAGTGCATTTGCCATTTTATCATATGCATTTGCCAACTTAACCATAGAGTTTGCAGTCCTTGATACTGGATCTAAACCAAATGCAGTTTTTAGTAAACCATCTTCTTCATTAATTTCACCTAACTTTTTAGCCAGTACTGCAAATCCAATTACATTTTTTGAAAGACTTTTCATAAAATTTGGATCTATAACTTGATTGAATTTTCCCTTGGAAAGTATTGATGCAGTTTCAACTAATTTTCTTGCTACTCTACTTACTGAATTTAATTCTATCCAATCAGTATCTTCAAGAGATTTTACAATTCCTACAAAAGAAGTAATTGTGTATTTAATTGAATTAATCCATTCTTTCTTAGGATATGAATTCCATATATTTGCTTTAACTGATGCAAATCTTTTTGCAACTGTTATTATGGCTTGAACTACAGAATTTATTCCATATACCATATCACCTGCTGCTTCTTTACCAGATGTAAACCATCCACTATTTTCACTCATATAAGTAAATATTGGTGCAAATGCTTGTAAGGCAGAACCAACATTCTCTCCCCATGTTTTTGAAGGTACTTTTGCTATATCAAATAATGCAACATTATCAGAAAATTTTAATGCTGCTGCAATTATACCATCTGATATAGTCAAGATTCCTGATTTCATATCTTCTGGTGTAACTTTAGTACTAAAGAATCCACCACTACTTAATGCTGCATATACAGGTGCAAATGCTGATATTGCCATACCAACACCTTCTGCCCAAGCTTTAGATGGTCCACCTGAAAATGCTACTTTTACACCTGCAAAATAGTTTGCAGCATCAACAATTCCTTGAGATACTGTTCTTATTGCATTTGCAAAGTCTTCTGGTCCAACTCCACCACCAAACAAACTCATTATTTTATTGGCTGCTAACATTGCATAAATTGGAGAGAATGCTCCTAATGCAAGTGCAATTCCACCTGCCCATTCTAATGTAGGACCACCTGTAAAATTACCTTTTGATAAAATTGCTGCAGAATCAACTATTGTTTGTGCTATCAATAAAACTGCTTCACCACCTGCAGTTAATGCTGCCATTCCTAATCCAAAAGATAAAAGAATTACACTACCTAATCCTGCCATAGCCAAACCAAATGCAGTTAAACTAATACCAACACCTAAAGCCCATCCTAAACCAGGATAGTTTGCATATTTACCTTCTGATAAAATATAAGAAGTTGCTACTATAGTTGCTGCTACAACTAAAATGGCAACTGCCCCTGCTAAAATTGCAACAGCACCAATACCACTTGATGCAATTGTTCCTAATACAAGTGCAGCAGTACCAAATGCTATTAATGATAATCCAACACCTAAAGACCATTTCCAGTCTGGATATTTACCTTCACTATAATCACCTAATCCTAAAATTAATGAAGTTGCCATTATTGTTGCTGCAATAATTAATATTGATATACCACCTTTAAGATAATCTTGAGGTTTTCCTATTGCATTTACTATAACTATACCTGCTGCCATTATTGCTACTGATATAGCTAGACAAACACTAAAAAATAAAATTTTAATCATTGACATGAATGTTATTCCATCAATCTCTTTTCTGAAATTATAGAAAACTGCAGCAGAGAGTGCAATTGCAACTGCAATTAATGTAAACATAATTGGAACTTTAATCAAATCATCTGTTGATAGATTACCCATCATTCTCATTGCAACTCCAATTATTACTAAAACAATACCCATTGCAGCACCTAAAATAAGAACTTTTAATAACATCATAAATGTTACTTCATTTATTTCTTTTTTATAATTTGAGAATATCACTGCAGAGAGAGCAATTGCCAATGACATTAATGTAAAGAATATTGGAATTTTTGGAACATCCTTGTAATCCATCTTACTTATACTTTTAAGAATTTTCTCCATACCATAAGAAAGAACAACAAAAACTGCTGCAATCAATATGGCAGTTAATGCTTGTCCAAGACTTATAGGAGTTATAAAACTTAATATTACTGATGACGCTGCAATTGCCAATGCCATTGCTGGAAGAATAAGTACCATTACAAATGCAGACTTCATTGCTTGCATAGGATCTAAACCTTTGAATGCCTTTATTAGTTTACCAATACCAAATGATATTACGGTAAACATACCTGCTATTAATATAGCTGTTAATGCTTGTCCAAATGATATAGGTGTTATAAAACTTAATACAAAAGAAGATGCTGTTATTGCCATTGCCATTGCTGGAAGAATAAGTAACATTACAAATGAAGATTTCATTGCTTCTACTAAATCAACCCCTTTGAATGCTTTTATTAATTTACCAATTCCAAATGATATTACTGTAAACATACCTGCTATTAATATTGCAGTTATTGCTTGTCCAAATGATATAGGTGTTACCATTTTTAATATCCAAGATGATAAAGTTATTGCCATTGCCATTGCTGGAAGAATAAACATAATCACTAATGAAGTCTTCATTGTTTGTACTGGATCCATACCTTCAAATGCCTTTACTAATTTACCAATACCAAATGATATTACTGTAAACATACCTGCTATTAATATTGCAGTTAATGCCTGACCAAAACCTATAGGAGTTATAAAACTTAATATAAAAGAAGAAGCAGTTATTGCAAATGCCATTATTACCATAACATATGATGTATTCACTGCTTGTTTTATTGGTATATTCATTTCTGCAATTTTCTCAAATGCTATGGATACTAAAACTATTGCTAATGAAAGTCCAACAACTGATAAGAAATCTATACTACCAATCAATTTGAATGCAAGACCTATTGCAAGTACACCAACTGCAATTAATAAAATAGTAGAAACTCCCTTTTTCAGGTTACTTTCTGATTTTTCATCACCACCAACGTCTTCAATTACATTACTTTTCTTGTCTTTTTTCTTAGACATTTCTAATATAGTTTGTTGATTTTCAAGAATTTTAGTAGTATCTTTTTTAATTGATTTGATACCAACATTAATTTCTTTAATCTCAGTTGTGAAGTCACCACTTACTAAAGCATTGGTTGTTGCACTATTACTTTGCTGTCCTTTTTTCTCAAGTGCTTCAGCAATCATAACAAGAGCTTCTGATAAATTATCTAATCCATCTAATAACTTTTTATCCATAAAGTATATATTAAAAATATTAATCCTTTTAACATTTTATAACTTTTTTACTATAATAGATAATTAATATATAAACAATAGAAATAATCATATGGAAATGGGAATCAAAAAAGTATTGAAGTACTATTTACTTGGAGAATCTCTTAAAGAAATTGAGGTTAATAGAATATTAAATAAAGTTTCAAAAAAGAAGATTTTAACTGAAAGAGAAAAAAAATTTCTTGAACTTTATAATCATAAAAGTGATGATAAAGATTTGATGTATCTATCTAAGAATACTACTTGTGAAAGAGTTAAGTTCTTTTTAGATGGTGGTAAAAAAGTAATGTGTGATTTACATGATAGAAATGGTTTAATAGGTTTACCAGTTTTGGATGTAGTGAACAATTATGAAGATGATTTTGGTTTGATTATAATGAAAAATGAAACACATCAATTAAATGATAGATTTCTTTATAACTTGATTTATAATAACAAGTTAAATAGATATTCATTACAAGAACAAGATGAATATTTTGAAAAATTAGAAGTTAAAAATGGTGATTAAAAAGTATAATGATTTTATAAAAGAAGAAGTCAGTGGTACTGAACTTATTGGTCCAATTGGACCTGCATATGGTGAAACTAGACTACAAAATAAAACAATTAACTCATTTGATACTGATGTAATTTATAGTGAGATTGGTGGTAGAATTTATACAATGGATGAGTATAATCAAATGTATCAAGATTATCTAAAAGCAGGTGGTGGTCCATTAGATGGTTTTAGTAAAGAAAACTTAGATACAATAGTCTCATTCTTTAATGATAAACAAGAATAAAAACAATATATACATTTGATATAAAAAAGAAATCAAATTATGAGTAAATTAGTAACATTAAATGGTCTTGATGACCAAAAACTATTAGACACTTTGTTTAATGATGAGATAGTAATATTTGAAGACATTCAAGGTTCAAAAATATGGGTTAGTTGGAATGGTAAAGAGTTTGTAATAAAACCAAAGTCATTATCATCAGAACCTATCAATATGGTTGACTTAGCAATGCAAAATTATTATAATCCTGCAATAAATTATTTTAATAGTTTAGATGACAGGGTAAAAAGTTTACTAAATAGAAAGTGGTCTTTTTGTTTTGAATACTTTCCTGATGAACAACCTGCCAATATTCAATATAATAGAGTTCCAAAGAATAAATTAGTTTTGACATCTATAAACAAATCTGGTAAGTATGAATTCATATTAGAAGAGTTAGAAGAATTTGCAAGATTATTTGATGTTGATATTATACCAGTTGTATTCAAAGGTAAACTTACTGATAAAATGATTGAAGCAATTAAATACTTTATTAATACTGGTGAAGATGACTTAGAATATATTTTTGGTGAAAAATCATTTACATTCTTCTTTTATAAGATTTTGAATCCTATGTTACAAAATTCATTTTTAATGGTGGATGAGTTTCAAAAGAATATAGAAAAATTAATAATTAGAAGTAGTTCAAATGATACATCATTTGAGTTGTTGAATCCATTATACAGAAGATTAAGTGAGAATAATGACACTGAGTTTGTTGAAATATACACTTTAATATTACTTAACTTTCTTAATTTCTGTCAATCAGTTGATTTAGAACAGGTGAAACTTAAAGGTGATAAAAAAGATGAGATTTATATTTACTTGATATGTAAATTATTTAACATTTATATTTCAGAAGTTAAATCTGATTTACTTGATTTTGATTTTATAGTTCCTCAATTTTTTGATAAAGATAAGTTTAAAATAAATACAGAACTAATTAACAATAAATTAACAAAAGAATACATAGATGAGAGTGATAAACTTGAATACATCTTCAAAGTTATATTAGGTTCATTTAATAGAAGAAAGAAAAAACCTATTGGAGTATTTACAGAGAATACAGTTAAATTATTTAATGTATTTGTTGATTCTATTGATAATCATATTAATGATTATATGGGTAAAATGCAAGAGATTGAACTGACAAGATCAGGATTACTTGATTTTGCTGATTTCTTTGATATTAAGTATGATACTGATTCAGAAGGACAAGTTTATCCTGATGTTTATTCAGAATTTGAAAAAGGTGTTGAGAATGATAAAAAGAAAAAAGGAAAAGGTGGTAAACTACCAATTGAACCAATGACACAAACAAAAAAACCTACTTTATAGTAGGTTTTTTTTTATCTAAGCCACCAGTCTCCACCTTTAACTTCTTCAAATCCTTTAACATCATGAATGTATTTATATACCCAACATTCAATATCACTTGATGTGTTTATTTTTGTTCTTATATACTCATCACCTTCAAACTCATCCAGTACAGGAAATAATTCAGGATCAATTAAATAAACATCACCTAATACTTTACCTTTACCATCTATAAACCCTGGATAAAAATCATTGACTTTGTATATTTTACCATTAATTGTTGCTTTTCCACAATAAATAGGATCCTGTAATAACTTTTTAGCAGTATCTCTAAACTGACCATACACAAATAAATATTCTCTCATAAACTATATATTTAATTTTTGATATAAAATTTATGAATGGGATAAATATAAGTATGAGAGAAGTTATTGTTAAGTCAGAATCAAGACCACTTAGAACTAAGTGGACAACTGAATTATCAACTGACTTAGATACATATATTAATAGTGATGTATCTGATGAGTTAGAAAGATTATTAGCCAATGAAATTAGAAGAGAAATGAGAAAGAAAAAAATAGAAAAAATCTTGAAACATATTGCTTAATTTTCATATAAAAACTATGTATATTGAGAACAAAATCACTAATAAAATACCAAGCCAAATAGTATCTAAGAGAGTAGAAGATAAAACTTTTACACTTCAATTTTTACCAGAATGTTTATATCATATTGAGAATATAAAAACTATAAATTATAAAGAAACAAAACTAAAAACAGACTATTTAATTGATATAATTCATAGTCTAATTTTAAAGTATTATTTTAAGAAAGAAAATAGATTTGCAATTAATGCCACTGTGTTAAAGGATAAGTATGGTTACTTATACAACTATTATATAAATTATTTAATTGATAATAACATAATTGCACTTATGACACAATATCAAACAGGTGTTACTTCAAGAATATATTCATTGGATGATAGTATTTTTACCTCTAAAATTAAGAGGTATAAAAACTATGACAAAGTTCTTTTAAGAAAGTATAAGGGTAAATTTGTTGAAATGGTTGGAAGTTCTATTGATGAGAAAGAATCATTAATTGATATTGATGTTAAAGAAAAGTTAGTTTCTGATTTATTTAGTGTTAATATTGAGTTTGATAGAGCAATATTTTTCTTAGACTCATTGAAGTATCAAGATTATGATATTTATAACAGAAATGTTTACTCTGTTGAGTGTATAAATAATAAACATATCTTTTATCACTTTGATGCTTATGGTAGAATGCATACTAATTACACAATATTGAAATCATTTATTAGAAAGAATTGTTTAATGATTGATGGTGAAGAAACTTGTGAAATTGATATACAGAATAGTCAACCTTTATTCTTGAGTAAATTAATTGAAGAGTCTGATAGTAAATGGGTAAGAGAAGATGAGTTTGAGTTGTTCAGAGAATTAACAACAAATGGTTATTATTATCAGTATGTTATGGAACAAACTGGAGAAGAAGATAAGAGAAGTGTTAAAGAAATGACCTATAAAGTTTTATTTGGTAGAAATGTTGTAAATAGTAAGGCAGATAAGTTTTTCAAGACATTATTTCCAACAATTCATAATTTTATTAAATTGTATAAGAAAGAACATGGTGATTATAAAATTTTGGCTTATGATTTACAAAAAGCTGAATCTAATTTAATATTCAATAAAATGATTAAGACAATAATGAATCTTCATCCTGAAATAAAAATAATTACAATACATGATAGTATTGTTGTTCAAAAAAAATATAGAGATATTGTGAATAATATCTTTCAAAGTGAAATAAGTAAAGAATTTAATTTAATATAAAAATATATAGAGTATGAAAACATTTTATCTAAAAACAAAGACTTCTGATGAAGTTATTAAAAAAGGAAATTTTCCATCAAAGGACTTGGCAATTGAATATTTTGCAGAAATAAAACAAATGAGTATGGGTAAACTATTAGAGATATTTAGAGTTACTACTAAATAAATTTAATATATAGTTTATGAACTTAGAAAATCCTCAAATATCATATTTATTAATATCATCTAATAAGTTGGATGATATTATATCTGTATTATATTCAAGAGATTACCAAATACTAGAAATGAAGAACTATGAATCAGGAGTATTTAATGATTCAATTTTGGCATATGGTACTATTGATAGTGATTCATTAAGAAGTGATATTATATTTTTACTTGATAAGTTTGATGTTAAATCTGCTATTATAAAGTATAAAGGTGAGAATAAACCAAGAAGAATATCTAATACAGGTTCAGAAAAGATATTAGGAGTAACTAAGTATAATGAAAATTGTGATAGTTCATATATTTACAAAGGAATGTCATTTTCATTTTTTGAAGAAAAAAGATATTGGATACCAAAACAAAAAGAAGATTTTAGAGTTGGTATGATTGTTGAATACTTCAATAACAATCAATGGAATGAAAAGTTAGTTGAGAATCCTAATGAAGAATGGGATAGTATGTATAAACTAATGTTAAAATATGATAAAATAAGAGTTCTATCAAGAAACTAAAAACCACTCAATGAGTGGTTTTATTTATTTTATCCAGAACCATTTCATGGTCTTTTCCCAAGATTGTGGTGTTTCTACCATATAATACATTGAATCATTAGGTTTTAATATAACATTAAGTCCTACTCCTGCTGTATTTTCAGTTCTCATAACAATTATCTTATCAGGATCAATGAAAGGTGTTACTATAAGATTCATACCACCAAGTATAGATGTATTATTATCAATTATTTGTTCATAACCCTGAATATATTGTATAACATTTTTACCAACTATAACAGTATTTGCAATACCTTTAGCACTTTCCATTGCAATAAAATTACTACACATTGTAATTTTTGTTAAAACTCTTCTTTTAAATGATTCAAATGAATCTAAACCATTATAAGTTGGTATGGTAAGATTTAAAGTATTACCAGGTAACTTAGCAATTGAAGTAGGTACATTTTTAGTTAAACTTTCTAACTTATTAAATACTTCATATTCTAAATCTTTGAAAGATGTAAATTTCTGAGCTCTTGTATTTACTGTGAATAATTTTGGACTTATTGTTGGATATGATCCAAACCCAGTGTTAGGTAAATTATTTCTATTTTCCCATTCAATTTCATCTTTTTCATCTAAAATGATGTCAATTGCTAATTCTCTGTTTTCTCTTTTTAACTCTCTGAGTTGAGCATCTTCATCTTCTGTAATCATATCTATATAACTTAGTGAGATTGATGGTAGATAAGGATTTTTAGTATCTTCTGTATAGTTACAGATTTTTTCTATATTTGTTTTCATTATACTTTTAATCTTTCTTCTAAAGCAAGTAATTTCCTTTTGTTCCAAGTTTCTTGATCAACTTGCCACTTTAAATGATATTGTTGGTCTGCTTGATCTGGTTGTCTTAATCCAGCTGAGTGATGAACATGTAGAAATTGAACTCCATCATGATATCCATTTATTATCATTCCTAAATCTTTACAATTTAAAAATAACTCACAATCTGAAAACATATGATTATATGCAGGATGATATATTACTTTATTTATTTTTTTCAAACAACCATAACTCATAAGAGGTATTGTTATACAAGGATCAATCATATTTGAAGAATCTTCTAATTGATAACCATCTGGAACAAATAGACATCCATCTTGGTCTTTAAATTTATTTACAAGATAAGTGTCCCAACTATCAGGTGGTAGAAAGTCATCTGATGCAAAAACTACAACATCTGAATCATTTTCACATTCTAAAGTTGAACTTAGTATATATGATGGATAACAAACTCCTATTTTATCTGTATTTACAACTTTTACCTCAACTGGATAGTCTTTTAAAAATTCTTTATGTTCTTCCCAGTTTACTGCAACAATAGTTCTTATATTCTCTTTATTATCTGCCTTTTCCATCCACTTCTGATGAAAATTTTTAAATTGTGTTGGTCTAATAGTACACCAAAGTATAGTTATCATTATGTTATCTTTCTATTTTTATCTCCAATAAATGGTTTAACTGAATCAATATATTCTTTTAATTTATCCTTAGTTATACTTACATAGTTATTATATATCTGTAAATTTCTATAATACCATTGTTGTTCAGGTTGAACTTTGTTATGATATAAATGATAACAATTATTATCATTTTCTTTCCATTTCAAGAAGTGTTTTACTTTGATACTCATTGCATCATCTTCAGCACCCCAACCAAAGAACTCTTCTGGCCAACCCCCTATTCTTTCTAATGCTTCTTTAGTAAAAATAGTCATTGCACCACACATTGGTAATTTTTGATGGTCTAACTCACCTCTACCAGGTCTTTGAATATTAAATATTTCATTACAATCCAATTTATTTTCATTTGGGTCTAAGTCAACTAATCTAATATGTGGTGAAACAAAGTCATAATTTTCTAATTCATCTATTGATGATAGTATGTGTTTGGTATCAATTAAGTTATCCGCATCTCCAAACACAATAGTATCAGTAGTTGCAGATTTCCAAGCAACATTTAAACTCCAAGATTTATTAAATGGTAGTGGGTTACTCATAAAAATATAATTTTCATTGGTTATTATATTTTTAGTAGGTAGTATAGGTTCTAAACCTTGTTCAATAACAATTACTTCACAATTCAAGTTTGAATCTTTTATATTTTTTAATACTTTTTCTAATGTAAGAGCTCTATCATCAGTATATTTAAAAGGTATTATATAAGTAAAATTAAAACTGGTCATATTTATTAATTTGTGAATTTTTTGGCATACTAAGATTTATTGATTTAATTAAATCTTCTTTAGATAGATTATTTAATGTTTGAAGTAGTTGTAGATTTCTTTGTTGTAAAACCATATTAGGCATTTCTCTATTATAGTATAATTGATAACCTTTTTGGTCAAGCTCAGTCCAATTTAGAAATTGTTTTACTTTATTTGATAAAAATTCATCTTCACCATGTCCAATAAGTTCTTCATACCAGCCACCTATTTTTTGTATAGCATCTTTTCTGAAAATACAAAAACTCTCACATATTGATTTTTCTCTACCAAATCTATCAATATTTAAAATATCTGGTAATTGTAAACCTGATTCATTTTGTTGAAGTTCAATTTGTTTTTTATAAGGACTAACCATATCATATTTTTCTATTAGTTTAAGTCCTTCAATAAATTTATTAGGATCCATAATTATTCCTAAATCAGAAAATACTATTACATTTGATTTTGATAATTTTGTTCCAACATTAAATCCCCAGGCTTTATTATAGGGTTTATTTGATTTTAGGAAAACTTGTCTTGCTTTTAAAGGTAGGTGTGAAATTTTTGAGTGTGTATCTTGTTCAACAAGAATAACATCAACCCCTGCAAATCCATTAATCCAGTCAAGAGTTCTTTTTAGATTATTGAATTTTTCTAAAGAATGTCTATACCCTATTATAAAGGTAAAAGTGTGTGTATTCATTCATAATTAATTATTTTTTTAATTATATGAATAAAAAACTTATTGTTTAGGAGTAATATACTCTTTTTGATTAATTATAGTTAACATTTGATTAGTTGATAATTCATTATGATTCCAATTCATCTTCTTACAGAAGTTTAATAGAAACTTTTCTCTTAATAATGAAATGTTTTCTTTTTGTGATTTATCCATAATTTAATTTTTATTTTATATATAATTTTATTATCTTTGCAGTATGGTATTTAAAGTAAGAGGTATATTAGATTTCAGTCCAGAGGACAAAACTAAGAAGCATGTTAGTCAAGCTTCTTGGAAGAAAGTTGCTATGATACGTACTAATTGTGAGTTAGATAGATACTATGCTTGGTTTTTGAAAAAAAGATTTAATCTTGAGTTAGTTAGAAACTTGAGAGGTACTCACGTTACTTTTATTAATGATAGAATGGATGCTAAAACATTCAACCAATTTGCTGAATTATTTACTGGTAAAGAAATTGACTTTTATGTTGAAACAGAACCAAGAAGTAATGGTGAACACTGGTGGTTAAGAGTTCATTGTCCGGAAGCTGAAAGTATCAGAGAAATAATGGGTTTATCAAGAGAACCATTCTTTGGTATGCACTTAACATTAGGAAGAGCTGAAGAAAGATACCCAGAGGGTGTTGAAGAGAATAATAATTCAATTTTGAAAATTAAAAAAGATTACATAGAACACTCTGAGTATATCTTAGAATGTTGTAAAAGACATGAATTAATTTCTAATGAACCAAGAAAACCATTAAGTGAATTAAAAATAGTAGAATGGAACAAATAGTAAATTATATAGAAAATACATATGAGTTTGAAATTGTACCTTGTTCAATTCCAGCTAGTGACTTTCAATACATAAAAAGAAACTTTTACATTTGGATAATGAATAGTGTGAGTAAGAAACTATTCTACTTTTTAAGAGATAAAGTTTCACCTATAAAGTTTTTAGAAGAAAGACCTGATGGTACTATTTGGTTGAGAAAAAGAATGTCTGATAATAAATTATGTGAAATTGAAGTTAAGACAATTTATCTATATGACCATAGTACACAAGTTAAACTACCAGATGGTAATTATTCATTTCCTACAGAATATCATAATTATTCAATAAGATTGGTAAATGATTATCTTTATGTACATAATCTTGATGAAATACAGATAGAAAAGTTAGATACTATATTAATAGATAAACATCTTTGTCAGATTCCTGAGTTGAAAGAGTTTAATAGAAATAAAAAACTTGAAAATATATTAAATAATTAATCATGATGTTACATGATTAAACAAATCTATAGTTATTCATATAACAAGAAACTAATTTTGTTATATGAATAATAATGTAGATAAACAATACCTTGATTTTTTAAGACATATTCTTAAAAATGGTGTTAAAAAAATTGATAGAACAGGTACAGGAACAATATCTGTATTTGACTACTCTATGAGATTTAATATGAGTGAAGGATTCCCTTTACTTACTTCCAAAAAAATGTTCACTAAAGCAGTTATCATAGAACTTATGTGGTTCTTGAAAGGTGATACCAATATCAAATACCTAGTTGATAATGGTTGTAATATCTGGAATGGTGATGCTTATAAGGCATATGAGAGATATGTTTTCTCTACAGAAGAAAAAATAAGAAAAGAAAATTGGCAATGTGATTTTCAACCAATTGAGATTATGACTAAAGAACAATTTGTTGATAATATGAGAAATGACCCTGAGTTTCATGAAAGATGGGGTGACTTAGGTCCTGTTTATGGTGCTCAATGGAGAAATTGGGAAGGTGTTTCTGCTGGTATGGCAATTTCACGTGATATGGAATGGGGTTCTAATAATGTAGAAGAAGAGAAATATGGTATAGACCAAATTGCTAATCTTATTAATGATCTTAGAACTGATCCAGACTCAAGAAGACTTATGGTTAATGCTTGGAATGTTTCAGAAATTGAAAATATGACTTTACCACCTTGTCACTTTGGATTTCAATGTTATACTACAGAAATGACATTTGAACAAAGACTAGAACACTGGTGTAGTTCATTAGGTAAACACATTAGTTATGGTAATGACTTTGATGAAAAGAAATTAGATGAATTGAATGTTCCAAAGAGAAAATTGGATTTGAAATGGTTTCAAAGGTCAGTTGATTCATTTTTGGGATTACCATTCAATATTACATCTTATGCATTACTATTACATCTATTGGCAAGAGAAGTTAATATGGTTCCAAATGATTTAATATTTTCAGGTGGTGATTGTCATATATACCTTAATCATGTTGATGTTGTTAAAAAACAATTAGAACAAGAAACATATAAGTTACCAAAATTAGAATTATCTAATAAATCAATTGATGATATAAAATATGAAGATTTTAATATAATTGGATATCAATCATCACCAACTCTTAAAGGTGAGTTGTCAAATTAAAAAATAAAATAATAAAATGAGTAATTTAAGCACAATGAACTATTTAGATAGTATAGTTGAACAAATAAAAACTATTGATACTACTGACTTACCAGATAAAGTAAGTGATGAAGCAGTTAATACAATTATAGAAGAACAAAAAACCTTCTTTTGGATAAGACTTTATATAAAAGATGAACAACCAAATATTGAAGTTGGTGATGATGTTACAATTCATTATACACCAAGTGGTGAAAAAATGACAACAAAGTTTATCTGTTATGGTAAACAAGGTTTAGATAAAGATAATGGTGATATAGTAACCCATTATAATACAGAGGATGATAAAAAAGTTCTTTGTTTAATGGTTGATGAAAAAACAGTTAACTTTAGTAAAGAAATTCCATTTATAAGAACTCTGTTCAAAACAGGTAGACACTTTGAATACCAATTAGTAAGAAGAGATGAATTACAATTTATAATTGATAAAAATAATATTATTTTAGATTACTATGACACTTCTTTCTAAAGAAATAGAAAAATACTTCAATCTTATTAAAGTTGATAGTAATCCTGTTTCTTTCAATATAAGAGAAGTATTTAAAAATAATGGTAAAGTAGAATCTTCTATAAGAGAAGAGGTATATAATTTAGAAAAATATCAGTTAGACATAACTGATATTTCTTCTATTAAAACAATGTTATTTACCAACATGACATTATCTAATATCAAAGAGGTAAAAATATCTAAAAATACACTTATAATGCTTTTTAGAGATAATAAGAAGATTATTTTGAAAGAACTAAAGGATATTTCATCAACTAATTTTATAATTACATCAACTGACATATTTAATAATTTTTTGACTGATATAGATTGTGAAGTAATTATAGATAATTCAGTTAATGATATTATTGTAGGAGAAAGAACAGATTTTTTATTAAGAGAAATATCATCAACAGAAATAGAGTTTTATTTTGATAAAAGTAAGTTTAATTGTTTAATAATTAAGTAATTTCAAATTCAAAAGTCTCAAAATCTCTATTACCATATTTTACACTAACTTCAATACTATTTTTAGGATTAACAGAAGATGTTCCTAATAATTGACCAATTTTCATATCTCTGGTTTCTGTTGTATCATAAAAATTAACAACAATACGATAATCAGTTATTAAACCTGTTTCATGTAATCTTTTTCTAATTTTACTTCCTATCCAAGATGAAACCTCATGAGAAAATGAATCTGATTTTCTATGTATGAAAAATTCCAATGATTTTCTACAAAAGAACTCTATAATATCTTTAATATAGGTTCTTTCAATTTCTGCTAACTCTTTCATTAATTAATTCCTAATTTTCTTAATTTAATATCTCTTTTAATAGAATCATCTACAACAAGTTGTATTTCTTTTTTACTTACCCATTTATCTTTCATAAAATCAATAATACCTTGTTTCTTTTTAGGATCTCTTGCAATTCCATCAGTTGATGTAAAATCAACAGCTCTAACTTTTACTTTATCTTTTGATGTGTCTAAAACCTCAAGTTCATAAGTAACTTTGAAACTTTCTTCTTTGTCTGTTTTTGGATTATAACAAAGTCCATAGTCAGGATAAATAACTTTATCACCTGGCTCAATTAGCATAAGTTCTTCATTGAACTTTTCCATTTCAGTATTTTTTGCTTTTATTTCAGTAAGTTCTTTTTTTAAAGATTCATTCTTTGAGTAGAATATATGTAATAGTATTATTAGGAAGAATAAACAACCTAATGAGACTAATAGAGCAATTTGTAATATCATGATTTTTAGTTTCCTATTTTAGTATTTTTTAATAGTTTAGTTTAATAATTTTCTCAGTTTGACATTTCTGCACAAATTTAGTGAAAAAATATTTAATATATACACTACAAATAAATTTATATTAAAACATATGAAATGGATTAGAAATAGAAACAAATTCCTTAATGAAGCAAAATTAAGAGATGTTATATTCCCTACACAAGCTAAAGAAGTTGCTTCTAGATGGGGTGAAAAGTATTTAGACTATGAAGAGATAGAACCTACAAGTAGTATAGAACAAGGAAGGTGGAAATTAGACTATGAGGATAAAATGGCAGTATTTTCAGCTTTTATGGATTGTGATATGGATGAAATAATTGAATTATTTGATAATTTACCACAAGCTTTTGTTAATTTTATTTCTGAGGTAGCATCAGATAACATAAAAGGAATTGATATAAATAAACCTACTTTAGACCAGTTGGTATTTATTTTTAATCCTGTATTTAGAAAAATATCTGTTAATGATACATTAGCAAATAATATGATTTCTAAAGATGAGAATGGCAGACCTATAAAAGATTCTGATGGAAATATGATTAGAGTTGAGAAAGTATCAGGTGAATTAGTTTTAACAAATAACTTAGTTAATATTAATACTATTCTTGATGATTATAATTCAATGGTTAATAAATATGTAAATGGTAATTTAGGTGACAAGTATAAAAATTCTGATATATTGAATGATGATTTGTTCTATAATAATGACTTACAAAAATATGTAAGTGCTGCAAAAGATGATTCAAATTATGATTATGATTGGAAATATGATGTTGAAATTTTTGAAAAAGATATTTATTTATCTATTAAACATAATCCAATGGATATATTAAATATGTCTATATCTAAATTCTACTCATCTTGTCAACATTTATATACTGGTGGTCATAGAAGTCAATTACTGGCAAATGTGTTTGATCCTAATAGTATTCCTGCATTTTTAATTTTTGATTCACCTATTTATAATAAAGAAAATCAAAAAATATCTGATGTAATGCCATTATCAAGAATGCAATTGAGAAAGATTGAAACTATGGATGAGAATAAGAATGTTAAAATATATTTTGATAGAGCTTATCCTGATAGAATGCAAAATATTTTCCCAGAAATTGTTGAGAAATATACATCAAATAAAGAAGCTGAAACTACAAGTGGTTATAATTATATTTATGCACCAGATATTGATTCAGGTGATGAGAATACATTAGAAAGACCATATCATGATAGAATTGAAGGTAGAATTATAAATAAAAAGAGAATAGGTTCTAATATTAGAAGTCTTGACCTTTCTGCTATACATGATTGGAGTAATTTTATTATATCACCAAATAATAATCTTAAAGAATTAGTTATTGAAACTACTCAACTACCTGAAAATCTATTAGATCTTAAACTAGAACTTGAATGGGTTAAGTTTAAATATTTGAAGTTAAATACATTAGAACCATTTTCTAAAATATCATATTCTGCTATAGCTTTTGAAAAATGTAAATTTGATAATAAGATATTTACAGATATTTTAAAGAATACTCCAGATGTTAAAAAGATAAAACTTATAAGTTGTGATAATGCAACAACTCCTAATTTTTCTAAATTCAAAAATTTAGAAGAGTTACACTTTATTTATACATTAGATACTATTAAACAATTAGAAAGAGCAATTAGAGGTGTTGAAAGTCTTAAAAGACTTGGAGTATCTGGTGATTTATTAACAAAAGAAACAAAACCATTTTTTGATTCATTAAAATCAAAAGGTGTAAAAATAGAAGTAACAGGACCATCTATATAATGAAAGAATTAAAATATATACAACTTTTTGAAGCATTTGAATCTAGTAAACTATCTAAGACATTAAAGTTTATTAATAAACAATATAGAAGTAGATTTTTACAAGATATAAAATCATTGTGTAATTCAAAAAACTTCCCATTATCTGAGATAAGTGATGATTTGTTTGAATATCTTCCTTATAGAAAGGCACTTTCACTTCATAAAGATCCTGTTCAGAAAAAATGTAGTGCAACTTCTGAAAGTGAATTTAGTTCTGGTGTGGCAATACCTGGTGAAAAGTGTGAAGAAGGTAAACTAAAAAGAAGTTGGGGTGCTGGTAGAGTTAGAGTTATGACTTGTCCTAATTGTAATGGCACAGGAATTGAACCATTCAGAGAAAATTGGAAATATCTTAAATTTTGGTTTAGTGCTGATAAAAAGTATGTTGCAAAAACTGCAACAAATGGTGTCATTTATGGTGATGGTACAAGTCCATATAGATATGATAGAAATGTTGGTATAAGTTATGGTTCAATTGGTGCATCAGGATGGTATTGGAGTGAAGAAGTTCTTAAAAAGTCATTGAAAGAAGCCAATTTTGCATTAGTACTTGATTTAGATAAATTAGAAAAGAAATCTAAAAAAGTAAAAAATACAAAAATAACACAAGATAATAGAGAGAAAAGTAGAGAAAATGCACTTGCACTACAAAGTAATCAAGATATTAAAGACCAAAACATTAGAAGATATTTTGATGCTCTTATAGAAAAAAGTAAACTTAAAGGTAACTTAGATGATATTAAAAACTTACATAAATTAGTTTCAAGATTTATGTGTGGTAATTATCCATTATTTGCATTACATCCTTCAAGTGATGTTGATTCTATGCGTAAGATAAATAGTATTGGTGAAGATATTTATGGTATTATGGTTTCTTTACAAAAAGATAATAGTCAAGGAAACCAAAACTCACTAATAACTAAAATACACAATGTAAATGGTAATATTAAATCATATCTTAATGGTTTGAAAGAATATAAAATTAGAATTAAGAAAAGTTTAGAACTAACTAAATCATATCTTAATTCTCAGTCAGAAAGAACAAAAGATTATAGATCTGTTAAATTATTTAATAATATTATGGAGATAAATAATCTTATTTATAAGTATGTATCTAATTATAAAGTTGAGACTTTATATGATTATGAGTCACTATTAGCAGATTTGACAACAATTACTGAGTTATTTGATCAAAAAAGATATTTATATGATGTTAGATATTTCTTTGAAAAAACTTCATCTAGATGGAGTTGGGATGATGCAAAAACTTATTTAACTGATAGACATCTTTATGATAGAGAAATTGAATCTGGACTTGAAGGTAGTGAAAGATTTATACAATTCTTAAAAAATAAATATTCTTTATAAATGAGACATTTGAAAATATATGAAGATTTTAATAAAGGTAATGGAATCTTAATTATAGTTGATGTTCAAAAGTCTTTTAAGAAATTTTTTACAGATAATTACATAACTGCACTTAATAAGTATTGTCAGAGTTTTAAGGATGTTTATCAAATATGGGATAATCATATTGATGGTAAGAATGTTGATAAAGATTATCTATATGATGAGAATCCAGATATTCCAGTTCATAATGACTTATATAGTTTCCCTAATCAAAGAGATATGATTGAAAAAAGATATAACTATGATGTTGATGCAGATTTTTATAAAAAGATATTAGATGAAAAGGTTTATAATGATATTAAACAAAAAGAAAAAAATCATCTATTAAATAGAGGTGATTTCTTTAAAACTACAGAAGATACCTATCTTATCTATATTGGTAACAATCATAAATGGTATCACTTACCTAAGAAGTTACAAGAGTTATTTACTAACTTAAAAGGTAAAGAGGTTGTAATGGTTGGTGGTTCTGACCAAGAGTGTTATTTAGATGTAGAAACTGCAGCAAAAACTTTTGGTGTTAAAATTAGAAGAGATAATAATTATATTTATTCTGCTACATTTTGTCCAATAAAATAATAAAAAAGATATGAGATACTTAAAAACTTTTGAAAATTTTGATTTTGATAGAATTGATTCTGATGAATCAGATTATTTATATGTAGAAACTTCACAGATACCCAATTCTGGTAAAGGTTTATTTACTGCAATAGATATTGAAAAGGATGAAGTTATTTCAGTATTTAAAGGAGAAATACTTTCAGATGAAGAGATAAAATTAAGAACTGAATCAGGGAATGATGATTATTTTATGAATCTACCAAATGGTGACATATTAGATTGTAAACAAACTGATTGTTTTGCTAAATATGCTAATGATGCTGAAGGTTCTGATACAGGATTTAAAAATAATTGTATCATTTCAATGGAAGAAGATGATGTTGTTTTAGTTGCAACAAGAAATATAGAAGCAGGTGAGGAAATATTTGTTGAATATGGTGAAAACTATTGGCAAAATAATTCTTATAGACTTAGCTAATAGTGGCATAAACTTCATATCCATTAATTGTAAAATTAATTTCCATATATTCTTGATACCTTTCTGGATCATCATAGAAATTCACAACTAGTTCATAGTTCATATTATCAATTTCAGGTATATAATCTGCAATTTGTGCCATTAAATCACCTTGTATTGATTCTGATGATAATTTAGTTTCATGTAACAATAATGTAAGGTCTCCACCAAAGTTAGGTTCACCTAATACTTCTCCTTTATTAGTAAATAATATCATTTCATACTTTTGTATGATAACCTTTACCACATCATCTTCAATTAGTTCTAATGGTATATAATCAGGATGTCCTGGATAATGTATATAAAAGTCTATAAAATTGAAATTTGCCATATAATTTATATATAAAAATTTTATATATACATTTATGAAATATATGAAAACATATGAGTTTTTCTCATCAGGATTTGGTAGTTCATCTTCACCAAGATTTTCAAGTTTAGGTAGTTTTATTACTTGGGCTGACAAAAGATATAGAGAAGAAGAATATGATGATGAAGAATTTGAGGAAATTATCTCTATATTAGAGAATGAGTGTAAACAATTTCTTGATGAGGTAAAAGAAGGTAAAGTAGGTCCTATTTTTAGAGGTGCAAAAAATATTGATGATACTTATACTAAAGGTCTTGGAGTTAAAGGTTCTAGAATTGATAGAGCACCTCTTGATACTAGAAGAGATGTATCAAAGATTTTAGATAATTGTTTTGAGGAAAAATTTGGAGTTAAACTAAGAAGTAGTGGAGTTTTTGCTTCTAAACTACCAACTGTTGCAAGTGATTATGGTAGACCTTATTTATTTTTCCCAATTGGTGATTATGAATATTTTTGGAATCCAGATGTAAAAGATTTATATGGTGATATTGAAGGAACACATTGGTATTACATTGATGAAAGTGATTGGGAATGGCAATATGGTCCAGGAAATAATGGTGATTGGTGTTATGATGGACTTGAGTATGATAATGATATTATAACTGCAGTTAAAAGAGTTAAAGAAGATAATACTGACTTATCAAATAAGTCATTTGAATATGTTCAAAAACTTTTAGATTGGGAACCTGCATGTAGTATTGAAGACTATATGCAAGGAGCACAAGCAGAATTACAAAATAATTTAGAAGATATAGTAAGTGGATATGTTAATAATCAAATGGATAAGATAGTTGACCAAGAAATAACATTTGTTTGTGATAAATACTATTTAGTTGATCCTGCTTTTTATGTCAAATATTTAGAATACTTAAATGATAAGAATTTAGATGAATATAAAAAAAATAACCCAGATTAAACTGGGTTTTTTAATATATCTCTAAATTTTCCTACTACTGTCATACCTAATATGATTGGATCAATTGCACTATCTAATTTAGGTGTAAATTCAGTTACTACATAACTTGTCTCAAATAATTTAGATATGTCTTCTCTTTTCTCATTAAAGGCCCACTCAACAAATGGTTTACCCAAAAGAGTTAACATTGAGTGTATCTTCTCAGCACCAAAGTTAGACATTAAGAAGTGATAGATTTGTTCATAGTCTAAATCATCATATAAACTTTTGTATAAATCTAATTTTATTTTATTTGATATATTACTTGAACCATTACTTAATGAACCTGTTTCTAAATAATCTTGAACTTCAACTATTACAGACCTAAAATCTGGAAATTTCTTATTGATAATTGAGATTAAGTCTTCTTTAGGTATTTCACCACCTTCTTTAGGTAGAATAGTATTATTGATTTTTTTATAGATTTCTTGTTTTAAGAATTTTTCTTCTTCTAATCCTTGACAATCAAAGTCAATCAATTTGATTCTTGATTTTAAACCATCAGTTACTTTGTTTATGTGGTTTGTAGTTATTATGAAACGTACATTCTTATTATATTTTTCAATAAAAGCTTTGAAGGCATCTTGGAAGTTTGTTGAAACTCTTTCAAACTCATCTAAGAATACATACTTTACATCTGAACTAACATCCATTATTGATGAGAATTTACAGAAATCATCAATTTGAGTTCTAAGAACATCAATAGAAGTATCAAAAGAACAATTAAGTTCTAAAAATGGAGTTTCTTTTGAGTATTTACCTATAAGTATTCTTGCTAAACTGGTTTTACCAGTTCCATAGTGACCATGAAAAATGTAGTGTTGAGTGACACCATCTTTGAATCTTTCTCTTATTCTTGGTAGTAAGATAACATCTTCCATATTCTTTGGTCGATATTTTTCCCACAATAATAATTTATTTACTGACATATAATTTCCTTTACATGATATATTGAAATTACAAAGAAAAGTTTTTTAATATATACAAGTATGATAGGAGAAAGATTTAATTTTGAAGATGTATTTTTTAGAGACCTTACAATTTGTGTACTTGATACATTAGAAGGACAAGTAAAGTGGATTAATAGATTTTCATCAGGTGATAAATATGTGAATGTACCCTTCTATTACTCAATGACAGGTGATGAAAGATTTTTATTAGATTCATTTGTTGATGATATAGTTTCTGGAGATTCTTCTGGTAATGGTAGATATGTTGAATTAAATACAGATATTATACCAAGAGGACATGTCACAATGACTGGATTTAATATTAGAGCTGATGAGTATGCAAATCCAAATGTTTGGTTAAGAACAGTTGTTGAGAATGAAGTAGAGATAAGAAAATTAATTGGTAGAGTTAGATCTGTTCCTGTTTCAGTCACTTATGACTTGGAAATATTATTATCAAGTGAATTAGATATATTTAAGTGTAGTCAATCAGTTATGGATACCTTATGGATTTATAAGTTTATGTATTTTGAACATAACTTTATGAATATAGATGCTGTTATTTTGATGCCTGATACAAATGGTATAGAAATATCAAGAGAAAAAAATCTGACAAGTGATAATATGGTTAAGTTAAAAGTTTCTTTTGAAGTACAAACTTATTATCCTGCATTTAGAAAAGATAGAATTGATATGCCAGGATATTCAAAAGGAACAGGACAATCAGATATGAATGGATATTCAATTGAAGGAGGTTTCTCTGATTACTTTAACCAACCAGGTTCCACACAATCAAGCTATTACAATCAAGATAATTACTTTTTACAACCAAAAAGAACAAGATGGTTTAATAATATATTAAGAGCAAGGGAACAATCAAATGCAAGAAATGATAATCCTAGTTCAAGAGGAATACAAAATAGGAATACTAATAAAGATTAATAAAAAGTGGGAAAAAATGGCTTTTTAATATAAATATATAGTATATAAAAAAAATAATATTTAATAATATGAAGAATCTTAAACTTGAATTGTTTAACTTCAAAAAGGATCTTGCTTTAGACCAGGAAGAGATATTTGTAATTGTGGAAAGCCATATGAATGCTTGTAATCAACACTCTGAGAAAACTATAATTACTTCACTTAATGAAAGATTAAAGCCTTATACTTATGATAAGGATGTTAAATCTTTATTAGAGAACCTTAATGATGATGTAGCAAACTATGAATTGTTATATGAATTAAAAAACTTATATAGTGTCCTTAATTCTAAAAATCAAGGTGAACTTTATAGACAACCTATAAATGTTTTACTACAAACTATTAATTTAGAGACTGATCAAGATAGAATGTCAAAAGTTCTTAATGAGTTAGCAGTTTATGACTGGGTTCCAGAAATTAAAGTATTTGTTCATAACTTAACTAAATCTCCAGAGAAAAGAAATAATCTTTTAAGTGGTGGTAATGCTGAATCAATTTTTACAATTGTTGAGCAAGTTGAAGAAGGACACATTGCATTAGTTAGAGATTCTTGGTTTTTATTAACTGAAAATTCAATTGAAAAAACTTTATTAGAAAACCATGTTAAAGATATGGAAGCTTTACAAAGTTTAAGAACATTGGAAACAGCTATGAAATATGCCTCAGTTACTGAAAATAGAATCAATTTCAGAATTTCTGAATATATGACTATTGGTTTAGGAGTTGGTAAAAAAGCTCTTTTCATCAATGATGATGAATTAAATGGTGAAACTACATTAGAAAGTTTATTTAATTCTCCAATTGTTCCAATTGTAAACAAAAACTTTTATCCAGTTTTATTAGAAACTTCTAAAAACTTAGATAAATTTGTTGAATTAGATGTTGTTAAAAGAGTTAATAACTTAATTAATCCTTATTTAGAAGTATTTGCATTCAATTACAAAAATAATACATTTGTTTACAGATGTGATGAGAGATATGGTAATTCATTCTTCAAATATGAATCAGCTTTAGAATTAGTAAATGAAGTAAGAAATGAATTAAATTGTGACTTAACTTATTTCTATGAAAATAAATTAGGTAAAGAGTTAATTGTTAAAAGAAAACTTGAAGATAAAGAAAGAGAAATTACTCTTAAATTGGAAGATATTTACTTTAACATTGAAAAAATTAAAGGTTCTATCCAAATGATTGGTGAGTCAGAAACTTTAACAACTGCTCTTAAAAACTTAGAGAAAAGAAGTGCAAATCTTAATACTGAATTAAATGCAGTTAAAGAATTACAATACAAAGAAAGAATTAGAGGATAATGAAACATTTAAAACAATTTAATGAGGGTAAAGAAGAAATAATGGCAGCCATTGTTGTTAAAATATTTACTTTAATAGGATTTGATGTTGATGATGATGGAATAGTTACTTGTAAAACCAAATTAGCAAGATATATGAGTGATATATTAGTTAGAGAGGGAAAATTTGAAAAGATTGAACATAATAAATATAAAGCTAAAGTATAATAAAAAATACTCAAACAAAAAAGTTTGAGTATTTTTTTTATATATAGATTATGTATTCATTATATGTTTTAAAAGATCCAAATACTTTAATAATTAGATATGTAGGTTATTCAAATAGTCCTAAAAGAAGATTATGGGAGCATATAAGAGATGCTAAAAAGGGTGTTAAAACACATAAATCATACTGGATAAAATCATTAATTGACAATCAGCAATCTCCATTAATTGAGATTTTATATAATTGTGATAATCATGATGATATATTACACAAAGAGATTGAACTTATAAAAGAACTTAAAGATAATGGTATTTTATTAACTAATTTAACTGATGGTGGTGATGGTCAAAGAGGTAAAAAATTAGATAGAAATCATCCAATTATAAATTACAATCTTGGTAAAAAGATGTCAGATGAAACTAAGATAAAACTATCAGAATCTAGAAAGGGTATAGTCTTTACTGATGAACATAAAAATAAATTATCAATTAAAAAAACTGGATATAAAAGGAGCTTAGATTCAATAGAGAAACAATCATTAACCAAATCTTGTAAAATAAAAGTTCTATATAATGATGAAGTTTTCATATTTTCTAAAAAATCAGAAGCTGTTAAATTTACTGGGGTTAACTCAAACCAAATAGATAAATTAATAGAAAAAGAAGAAAAATCTAAAAAAGGTTACTTTTTTATTAAACTTTATTAATCATAAATATATAACATGAAACCATTAAAGGTAAATAAAGAGTTTAACTCTTATAAAAAATGATTTAAAGGTTATTTATTTAAACAATAAAGATCTCTACATAGAGATCATAGTGTCAAAAGCACAGGGAAGACTAACAAGAAATGCTGAGAAAATGCTAGAACTTTTAGCAAAGAAAACAATCAAAAAAATGAGATACTGGTCAAATGATGACAAGTTAGATTGTTACCAAAGTGGATTATTAGATATGTTCCAAAACTGGTATAACTTCAATGAAGACAAATCAATTAATGCATTTGCTTACTTTACAGAGATATTCAAAAGAGGATTAGCAAAAGGATGGAATGATCTTTATAAAAAGAAAGGTGATAATGAACATCAAATTAAACTTATTTCAATAAATAGTGCAAATGATGGAAATGGACTCCACTCAATCTAATATTAAAGTATATGATATAGTGGTAAATCCTGGATTTGGTTCTGCCACTATAACAAATACAATGTCTATTTTTCCACCAAAGAATGTTATAAGAAAGAAAAAGATAGAAAACTTATTAGTGATTTTTGATAAAAGTAGTAAATAAAGACTAATGAAAAATTTATCAGAGACTATTATTCTTCAACTTTGGGAAGAATCTATTAAAGGAAAAGGTTCAAGACCAGATGGTTGTTCTATACATATAGACTTAGAAAGTAGATTACATTATATCAATACAGAATATGAATTAAGACAATCAAATGTTATTCCTGATGAATATGAAGTAGCAGTTGGTACACCAATTAAAGTTCATGTAACTGATAATATCTATAATATTCTAAAAGAAGAAAAATCAATTAGATTATTACAAACAGAACTAAGAAACTTAGTTGATTTAAAAGAAATTGAATATATTTTAAATTAAAGACTGAACTTTTTTAAGTGATTTTCTGTTATAATTATAAAGTCATAACCCTTTTTATTACACCATGCAATCATAGTTTCCCACTTATTTTTATTCTTATAAGCCATCTTTAAATCATACTCAAAACTTTTTAACTTTTTCAAACTTGTTTCAGGTACATTTGCAAATTTACCTTCATTTAATTGTATAACCATATCATATTCTTTTTGTGGTTTAACCTCAACAACAACCTCTTTAAGAGTTCCATCTGCTAATCTCATTCTATAAAAGAAATCAGGATAATATCTGTGAGCTTTAACTTTTGTATCACCATTATCAAAGTGTGTCATTTGATATGGTATTTCTAAACATTCTGCACCCCATTGAAATATTTCTGGTTTCATATCCATCCAAAACATAATCTTCTTCTCCCAAGATGAACGATAATACACACCACCCTCTGTGTTAAGTTTTAAGACCTTATCTTTATTCTGAGGTATAAAGTTACCACCATGAAATTTTGAGTTGTTAGGTTTAGAATTTATCATTGTTTGATTTACTTTTTTTTATATATAAAAATAAAAATCCCTTATGGCTGAACTACTAGAAAGAGTTAAATTAAACTTACTTGTTAATGGAGATGGAATTGTTGAGAACTTTAAGAATAACTCACTTTTCTTTTATGAAAAGTATAATCAAAGTACACCAGATGTATTGGCTATTAGTACTACTGATATTTATCCAGGAGGTTTTTATTTCTTTCATTATTTAGATGATTCAAATTGGATGAAATATTCACCAGTATTTGTTGCAGATTTTAAAAAGTTTGATGATAAAGTAGTTTTATTTGCTGTTAATTTTAATTTTATACCAATGGAGATAAGAGCAATGTTATTTGATAACTTTATTCTACCAGAAGACTTTGAAAAAAATAGTTTACTAAAAGTTGATTATAATGGTATGTATAATGAGATTAGAAGGTTAGGATTTGAATATGCTTTAATGGAGTTCAATGCAATTCAATTAGTAAGAGTTCATAGAATAAGTTTAGAGTTACTACCAAGATTTTTATACTCACAACATCCTATAAATAAATATGATCCAAATAAATTAATTGAAATATGGGCTGCTAAGATTGGTAAAAGAGATGAAAGACATAAAGAAATAATGACATCTGCACTAGATGACTTTTATGATGTTAATAAAGAGATTTCAGAAAAGTATAATGTGATGAAGGATCATATTAAGAGATTGCAGACAAGTCTTACCAAGTATGGGAAAAGATAAAATATAGAAAAATGTGTAAAATATAGAAAAAGAGGAAACACATTTTTAATATATACTATATGAAGGCAAAAGATGTAATGTTAAAGTATAGTATAACAAGAAGAACCCTAAGTAATTGGGTTAAGAAAGGTATAATTGAAGTAGAACTTACTCCAACAGGTAGATATATTTATATTGAAAAAAAGAAAGAAATATAATGAAAAGTTGTAGTAAATGTAAAATTGAAAAAGAATTTATTCATTTTCATAAATGTTCAAAGAATAAGATTGGATATAGGTCACAATGTATTTCTTGTGGAAATGAATATAAAATTCTAAATAAAGATAAACAAAAAGAATATTTTAAAAATAGAAATAATTCAAAAAAAGAAGAATTAAAAGTAAAAGCATCAGAGTATTATTTGATAAATAAAGAAAGAATTATATCAAAAACTAAAGAATACTATGACAATAATAAAGAATCTAAATTAGAGTATCAAAAAGAGTATCAAAAAAACAATAAAGATAAAAGAAATTCTTACCTAATTGAAAGAAGACAAAATGATCCTTTATTTAAGCTAATAACAAATGTTAGAAATTTAATATATAATTCATTCTATTATAATGGATATTCTAAAAATTCAAAGACAGAAGAACTATTAGGTTGTTCTTTTGAAGAACTAAAGCAACATTTAGAATCTAAATTTGAACCTTGGATGACTTGGGATAATAGAGGATTATATAATGGTGAATTAAACTATGGTTGGGATATTGACCATGTTATACCATTATCAAGTGTAAATGAAGAAATTGATATAATAAAATTAAATCATTATACAAATTTACAACCACTCTGTAGTAAAGTAAACAGAGATATAAAGAAAGATAATTTAGAATATGGCGTCATATAACAATTTTGACACAAATAGTAACACTGCAAACTTTGGAGCTGCTGGACAATCTGCAGTAGAAAACAAAGGACTATTTAATAGGATATTAAGGACTTTATCATCTTATGGTATGAACTATGATGATATGATTATTAGAAATCAAGTAGGTATTGGAATTAATGAAGATCCATATGCTGCTCGTGGAAATTCGATGTATGATTTCTTCTCCCAAAGGGCTGTAGCATCTGTATTAAACAGAAAATCAATACCTTATCTAGACAAAGCTTATGCAGATAAAAGAAGAATTTTAAGAGAGTATTCTATTAAAGATGAGATTAGAGACTTTGTGAGTTCAATTGCTGATGAGTGTATAGTTTATAATGATGAGAGAGATTTCTGTTCACCAGTGGCTTTACCAGTAGAATATTCAACAGAGATACAAGATAAGTATCAAGAGTACTTTGAATCAATTTATAACAAGTTTGGTTTCTCTGATAACATTACTGCATGGAATATGATGAAAGACTTTTTAGTTGATGGTTATGTTGCACTTGAGATTATATTTGATGATAAAAAGAAAAATATTATTAGTTTCAATAGATTAAGACCAGAGACTTTAGTTCCTGCATATGAACCAGCAATTGGTCATTTATGGATTCAGTTTCCTGAGGATCCACAATTAAGAAGAATATTTTTAGATTCACAGATAGTTTATGTTTCTTATTCAACTCAAAATGAATTTTCAGAGACATCTTATGTAGAGGGTTTGATTAAGCCTTATAATCAATTAAAAATATTACAACAAACAAGAATAATGTTTAACATTATTAATGCAACTATTTATCAAAAGTTTACTATTCCAATCAAAGGTATGTCAAGACAAAGAGCAGAAGAGCAAATAGGTCAATTAATACATGATTATTCAGAAGAAGTAGAATGGGATGATTCATTGGGAACTTTAACAATTAATGGTTCTAAACACTTACCTTATAACAAACAGATTTGGTTTCCTGAGGGAGATGGTGGGACACCTAATATGGAATTAGTTTCTCCACAAGGTCATAACTTAAATGATGACACAATGTTAGATTGGTTTTTCAAGGCACTAAAAAGGGCATCTAAAATACCAATGTCAAGATTTGAAGGTGATAATGGTGGTGGTAACTTAGTTACTGATGCAGCTGAGATGACAAGAGATGAGATTAAGTTTCACAACTTTGTAAATAGATTAAGATCTAACTTTAAAGAATTAATTGTTAAACCATTAAGACTACAGATGTTAATTGAATTTCCTGAATTAAAAGATGACCAGTTTTTTACAAATGCTATTGATGTTAATTTCTTTACCAATCAAGTATTTGAAGAATGGAAAAAGATAAACAATTTAGAAAAGAAAGCAGGTATAGTTGGTACTTTACTTGGTGTTATGAATGGTGAGAAACCATACTTTCACATTGAATGGATTATGGATAATGTATTCAAACTTACTCCAGAAGAAAAGGCAGAAAATGCTAAGTACTGGGCAATGGATGTTGCTAATCAAGCAGCTGCAGCAACTGGTGAACCTGGTGCTCCATCAGAAGGTGGTGGAGGTGGTGGCTTTGGTGGTTCTGGTGAAAGTGGTGAAATGCCTGGTGGTGGAGGTCAAGCAGCTCCACAAGCAGCACCTGAAGCTCCTGCACAAGGTGGAGGTCAAGCAGCACCTCAAGCAGCACCAGAAGCTCCTCCAGCACCAGAGGGTGGAGGTGAGTTTGAATTCTAATAAAAATAAAATCCTTTCAATTGAAAGGATTTTTTGTTTCTGGTAAGTCTATTGTAAATGAAACATTTCTCTCTGTGAATACTTGTCTGACTTCAAGTTCTATACCTGCATCATAAATTTCTTTTAATTTTTTTCCACAATCAGTTTCTAAAAATTCTGCTTCTAATGTTAAGTTTTCAATATTATTATCTTTTATAATGAAAGTCATACCACTTATACTAAAAGCCATTGTTTGTAATTTACCTGGATTTTCAAGAGTTACAAAATCTTGTACCATTCCAATCTTTTGTATATTGTCAACATCAAACTGAACTTTCTTACCTTCGAGTAGTGTAGATAGTTTAATATCTCTATAAAAAGATTTCCACTCATTATAAGTGGAAAGTGCTTTATCATACTGGTCTAAAGTATTATTGTTTAGTTTTACATTTAATTTCATTAGAATACTTCAAAATCTATTTGTTTTCTATCTAAGTCAACTGATTTAACAGTTACTTTAATTTCATCACCTAATCTTATTGAACCTCCCATTTTAGGAAATACAATATAATTTTCAGCATCAACTGTGTAGTTATTGTTATATCTAACCATTCCTTCACATTTACTATCAATAAGTTCTACATACATACCCCATTCAGTTACTCCTGATACAATACCTTCAAATACATTTCCAATTTTATCTTCTAAGTATTCAATTTGTTTATATTTAATTGAGTCTCTTTGTGCTTTTGCTGCTAAGATTTCTCTTTCAGAACACCATTTAGCCATATCTTCAATTTTCTTAGGACTTCCAATTGATTTTTTATTTAAGTAGTCAAATAAAACTCTATGAGTTATTAAATCTGGATATCTTCTAATTGGTGAAGTAAAGTGAGAGTAGTGAGTAAATCCTAATCCATAGTGTCCAGAGTTTATAATTGTATAAGTTGCTTTAGACATACATCTTGTGATTAAAGTTTCAATCATATTTTCTTCTGGTTTACCTTTAATATCTCCAACCAATTGGTTAATTGATTTTTTAAGATTTGTTGGTTCACCTTCAACTTCTAAAGTATAACCAAAGTTTTTACATATTAAAGAAAGAGCTTGTAACTTTTCAATATTAGGAGTATCATGTACTCTATAAACATTTGGATATTTTGCTTCTGATAATTCTTTAGCAACTAATTTATTTGCAAGTAACATATATTCTTCAATAAGTTTATTTGCATCTTTTTGAGTTTTAAAATAAACACCAGTTGGTTTCTTTGTAATTGGATCCAATTGAAATCTTACTTCAATTCCACCCATTTCAATAGAACCATCTTCTATTCTTTGTTTTCTCATTTTCTTGGCAGTTGTATCTAATAGAAGTATTTCAGTTTTGAAATCTCCATCTTTACCTTCAATTATTTCTTGAGCTTCTTCATAAGAGTATCTTCTATCTGAATGTATAATAGTTTTACCAAACCATTTATTCAATACTTCTCCTTCTCTATTTAAAGTAACTACAACTGAGAAACAAAGTTTATCTTCATTAGGTCTTAATGAACATACACCATTACTCAATCTCTCAGGTAACATTGGTACACATCTATCAACTAAATAAACTGATGTGGCTCTGTTAATTGCTTCATCATCTAAATCAGTTCCTTCTTTAACATAGTGAGATACATCTGCAATATGAATACCAACTTCAACAGTATCATTATCTAAAATGTTTACTGAAAGAGCATCATCAAAATCTTTAGCATCAACAGGGTCAATGGTAAAGGTTGTAATACTTCTCATATCTCTTCTTTTTTCTATTTCATCTTGTGATATTTCAAAGGGAATTAATTCTGCATCAGCTTCAACCATTAGAGGGAAACTATTAGGTAATCCATATTCATACATAATTGAGTTCATTTCGGTATTGTTATCTCCAGATTCTCCTAAGATTTCAATAATTTTACCTTTAGGTGATTTAGAACCAGGTTCCCAGCTTGAGAACTCAACCAAAACTTTTTGGTCATTCTTAGCATTGTGGTCACCTTTAATATAAAAATCTACTGGAATTTTTTGACTGTCTGGTATTACAAAGGTTAGGTCTTTGTTTAAGTGTACTTTACCAACAAATTGGGTACGGAATCTTTCTAATACTTCTATTACTTCCGCTTCTACTTTATTATTCTTAATAATAATCTTAACTTTTACTTTATCTGAGTTAAGTGCATTCAAAGTATTTTTTTTATAGATAAAAATACTTTTATTCTCTATTGTAATGGATGCATTACCACTATTTGAGAATTCTATAGTACCATCATAGATACTATCTTCTTTTAATTTATTCATTCTTTTTTATTTTTTTGGAGATATTATCCACTCCATATTTTTTAATTAATGTTTTTTTCATCTTATCTAAAACTCCTTTATTCTGAATAGGATAATCTACTCCAAAGTTTTTTCTAAGTGTTTCCTTCCTCTTACTCTCTGAACACTTTCTACAAAAATATTCTCCCCAAACATTATCATATTTAAGGTAATTCTTATAGATTACATCTTTCTCAACCCCACAAACATCACATTTACATTTAATTTTATAATGAGAACCTTTTGGTAATAAATCAACTGGAATCACTATTTCTTCTCCTATATATACATCATATCCTAAATAATCATAATAGTTGTAATTTGACTCAATTATTTTAATATTTATCTCTCTTGAAAGGATCATAAAAAACCACTTATTTTTAAGTATTTATTAAAATATCAATCTCCCTTTTTATCAAAATTAAAACTTCCTTATTTCATAAGACTTTACAAAGATACTATAAAAAATCCACTTCTCAAAAATAAGTAATTAGTAATAATTATATATACCACAGAACTACAAAAAATAATTATTTTAAATGAAACCAGTTTTAATAGTAGAAAATTCAACAAATTCTCTTGTAAGAGAGAGTGCTTCTACAGGTAATAAGGATTTTTTCCTTAATGGTACTTTTACAGAGTTTGGTGTTAAAAATCGTAATGAAAGAATATACACTGCTGAGAAGTTCTTACCTGCATTGGCAGAGTTGAATGAAAGAATGAGCAGCTTAGGTGCTGTTTTTGGTGAGTTTGATCACCCAGATGTTTTTGATACCTCATTGTCAAGAGCATCTCACATCATCACCAAAGCTGAATATGTTTCTGAAAAGAACACAGTTGAAGGAGAAATCAAATTGTTAAGTACATATTGGGGAAAAGAAGCAAAGGCATTAGTTAATGATGGATGTCCTGTTTTTGTATCTTCTAGAGCTGCAGGAATTACTGAATCTGATGGTTCAGTATCATTGAAAAAACTTTTTACTTATGACATTGTTGCTGATCCAGGATTTGCATCTGCAAAAATGAGTGTAAAAGTATTAAATGAATCTTTAGGTTACTGTACTGATGGACAAATTGAAAAAAATAACTTTAGGATATATGAGATGTCTGACGAGTCCAAAATGAACGAATTATTCAAAATGAACAACAATGACTTTGTAACAAAACAACAATTAACTGATTATTCAAACTATTTAGTTAATGAGATTGCTTCTACTAAGAAAGTAGTAAACAATGCAATTACAAAAGGTAATATGCCTGCTAAGAAATTAGAGCAATTACTTGAGTATTATGAAGAGTTAAATGGAACTAACTCACAAGTTGCTAAATATTTAGATTATTTAGCTGACAAAATTCAAGTAGTAGTTAATGAAAACAAATCATTAAAAGAAACTACTACAAAATTGGCTAAACACAATGATTACTTAGCTGAGAACTTAGAAAAAGCTATTAATTATTCAGAATATTTAGCTGAAAACTTAGACAAAAACATTGAGTATTCAGAGTATTTAGCTGAGAACTTAGATAAAAATATCAACTACTCAGAATATATTGCTGAAAACTTAGATAAAAACATTTCTTACTCAGAATATTTGGCTGAAAACTTAGACAAAAACATTGAGTATTCAGAATATTTAGCTGAAAACTTAGACAAGAATATTGCTTACTCTGAATACATTGCTGAAAACTTAGACAAAAACATTGCTTACTCAGAATATATTGCTGAGTCAGTTGATAACTCTATTGCTTACTCAGAATACTTAGCAGAACATGTTGAAGGTAACATTGCTTACTCAGAATACATTGCTGAGCATTTAGATGATAACATTGCTTACTCTGAATATGTTGCTGAAAACTTAGACAAATCTATTTCTTACCAAGGAATGATAGTTGAAAAACTTAATGCATTTGGTAAATTAAATGAAGGATTTGGTGAAGATGATACTCAATTCCCATCTATTGAAGATGCTGGATTTGAATCTCAAGAAGATGATAAAGAAGGTCAATTTGCTGGAGAAGAAGGTGAAGAATTTGCTGGAGAAGAAGGACACAATGACTTTGCAGAAGAGGCTAAAGAATTTGCTGAAGAAGCTAAAGAATTTGCTGAAGAAGCTGAAGAATTTGCAGAAGGACATGAAGGTGAAGGACATGAAGGTGAAGAATTTACACAAGAAGAAGGTGAAGAAGAATTTGCAGGTCATGATGACTCTGAACTTTCTGAATCAATAAATAAATTAATTGAAGAAGCTAAAAAACGTAAAGTTTCTGAAAGCAGTGATTTGAACTTTTTAAAGTTCTTAAACAAATCACAAGTTGATAGTTTTTATGCTCTATCAGATGAAGAACAAGATACTGTTAAACTACACATAAACGAGAGTAGTTATTTTACACAGAAAGAAGTTCTTACTTTGATCTCAGAAGCATTATCAACTAAAAACGAAACTCTTGAAGAAAGAGTAATCAGATTGATGCCTGATAACATTAAGCCAATCTGGGGTACTTTAAATGAATCTGCTAAAAAATCTGTCTTATCACAAGCTAGATTATATCCAGAGGAAGTTTTAAGAACTGAAAATCAAATTGAGCATTTCTGGGGAACTAGAAATATCAAAACTAATGAAACTGTAACTAAAAAACTTGTTGCTCATGAAGGTTTAATCCAAGAGGATAAACTATCTGATAATGAAGTTTCTATGATTATGGAAAGATTTAGAAGAGTATAATCTATAAAAAATCCACACTTGAAAAAAAGTGAAAAAACAAGGATATATATACATTTATAGATTACATAAAAAAAACAAAAAAAAATAAAATTATTATGTCACAAATTAGAATAGATAATCAAAAAGCCATGAAAAAATGGTCTCCAGTGTTGGAAAACATGGGAGTAACAGGTGATAGACTTGAATGGATGTCAGAATATGCTGAATTCCACTCTATCAATGAGAATGCATATGTTAATGCTACAAATGTAGCAGGTATGGGTAATGTAACTAACCCAGTTGTTGGTTCACTTCCAGGTAACACTTTAGGTGGTCAATTTGGTGCAGGTCTTGGTGCAGTTTCAGGTTCTGGTGATGTTGGTCAAAACTTATTACCAGTTGCAATGAAAATTGCTGCTCAAACAATTGGTTTAGACTTAGTTGCTGTAAAACCAACTCCAGGTCCAAAATTAGATTTACTTTATATTGACTTTCAATATGATGATGTTGATATGAATACTGATGTTAATGAAAGACCACAAGTTTTCAAAATTTCTGCAACTGCATCTACATTAAATGCATTAGCTGGATTAACAAATTCAGGTACAATTACAACAGGTCAAGGTAGTTTAGTTGGTGGTAGAGTATTCCTTAGTATTGCTACATCTTCAACTACTGTTGGAACAGGTGTTTTTTATACTGAGCCAGTTAAAGGTTCTAGACAAAATATTGTTGAATTCTTAGGATTCTCAAGAATTGATGGATTACCAATGTTTAGAGCATTTAGACAAGCTAACACATCTGGTGCTTATACACCTAATACTTTTGTACAAGGTGATAATACATTTTTACCAACTGGTGCTATGACTACTCAAATATTATTTGTTGCTGGTATTGCACAAGCTTCTCCTGCAATTACATTAGTATCTGCATTAGAAGATCACCTTCCAGGTTTCTCTTCAAACTGGTCAGCTCCATTAACAGGTGCTGCTTCAGGTGCTTATCCAATGACAAGATTAGAAGATGATCAATCTTACTCAGGTGTTATTGGACCAAAAATTTCTTCTAAAACTATTGCAGTTGGTACTATTGAAATATCTTCAGCTTTAAGAAGAACAGAAATTGAAGACATCAAAGCTAACACAGGTATGGATATTGTTCAAAAAATGGAATCAATCCTTGTTAATGAATTGTCTCAAACAATCTCTAAACAAATTGTTGCTAAAATATTTGAAATGGGAGCTTTAAATGCTACAACTGCACCTAAAAAACAAAATGGTGAGTCAATATTTGACTTAAATACAGCATATGCATATGGTAATACTTCACCAGGTGGAGAGACTACTCACGCTATCCAAAGAAAACTTATAACTAGAATTGCTCACGCTTCTAACTATATTGCAACTGAAGGACGTGTTGGACCAGCTCAATACTTAATCACAAATGGAGGTTTAGCTGCTGCATTACAAGATATTGCTGGTTACACAATTAACCCAGTTAAATCTAAAATTAACTCTCAAGGTCAACTTTACCCAGTTGGTTCTATCGGAGACATCTCTATCTATGTTGATCCATACATGAGATATAACGATAACAGAATCGTATTAGGTAGAAAAAATAACCCTGACCAACCAGGTATCATCTTTGTACCTTACTTAATGGCACAATCTATCTCAGTTATCTCTGAGGCTACATTTGCTCCAAGAATGTTACTAAGATCAAGATATGCTGTTGCAGAAGTGGGATGGTATCCACAAAAACAGTTCATGACTATTACAGTTACTGATGCTGTTCAATTACTTAACTAATCATTAAATAATTATATAAAAAGACTCCTTTTAGGAGTCTTTTTTGTTTTATATAATTAATATATACATTATGAGAATAAAGAAATATAAATCATTTAATGAGAGTAAAAATAAATTTCCAAACATAAAAACTTTGGATATTGATGGATTTATTGTATATTTGGGTCGAGATGCAAAATCTAATGACCATTTAACATTTAATATGTCTGATTCTGATGATATTTGGATGCATACAAAAGGTGTTCCAGGTAGTCATATGTTAATTGTAGTTAAAGAAAAATTACCTACACCAGAAGTAATTAAAAGAGTTGCTGAGATTGCAAAAAAGAATAGCAAAGCAAAAGATGAAGATAAGGCAACTGTAGTTTATTGTAAAGCAAAATTTGTTAAAAAACAACCTGGTATGAATGATGGTCAAGTAAGAGTTGATTATGGTAACTCACATGAGGTAATAGTAAATTAAATAAAAATAATGGCAGATATAAAAATAAAGTTTTCACCAAGATTTATAAAAGTTATCAAAAGAATTGATGATGAGTTTGAAAATAATCTATCCTATAAGATATTAGGTCTTATTGATGGTAGTCTTAAATATGAAAATATTTTAAATATTTTTTATATGGATCTATCTAAAATAAATAATTGTTTTGATATTGTAGTTAAAGGTAAAAAAACAACTATAAGTATTGCAAAGTTTAGTAATACTTATTTTCCTGATTTAAAAATTACTGACCAAGCTTTAATAGAGTTTCATACTGCTTATAATTCATTTAAAGGAGAAGCATTTGGTATTGTAGTTGGTACACCAATAGAACATAAACCATTTGTTTTTAATCCTAAAGATGTCCGTTCAACTTTCTTATCATTAGTTACAAAGACTTACCCAATGGGTCATGAGAAAGAAGTATTACAATTTCTACCTAAACTTGATACTGATATTCATGGAAATTATTATAAGATAATTCCTGGTGATACAAAAACTATGTTTACTTCTCACTTAGATACTGCAGACTGGAAACAATTACCTACTAAATTAATGTCTAATACTATTGATAATGAAGAATTCATATTTACTGATGGTACAAGTATTCTTGGTGCAGATGATAAAGCAGGAGTTACTATAATGCTTTATATGATGGCTAACAATGTTCCTGGATTATATTACTTCTTCTTAGGTGAAGAAAGAGGTGGTGTTGGTTCAAGATTAGTTGCAGGAGATTTTGATGAAATAGAATATCTTAAAGATATAAGAAGATGTATATCATTTGATAGAAGAAAAACAGGTTCTGTTATTACTTCTCAATATGGTAGAGTTTGTTGTTCTGATGAATTTGGTTCTGCTTTATGTAGAGAATATAATAGTAATGGTATGAAATTATCATTAGACAATACTGGAATATTTACAGATTCTGCTTCTTTTATTGATAATATACCAGAATGTACTAATATATCTGTTGGATATGACCATGAACATACATTTACTGAAATACAAAATATTACATTCTTAGAAAAGATTGCTAAAGCATCTGCTAATGTTGAATGGAGTAAACTACCTACCATTAGAAAAGTAGGAATAAATAGTGAAGTTATTAGAAAATATAAAAACTTAATACAACAAATTAAAAAATATGCATTTGACCTTGATGTAAAAGTTATTGGTTATGATGGTAAAGTATTTATTCAGTTTGATACATTGGGTTATGATATAAAAACAATAGGGAACACATTAAAATATCTTAATAATATCTTATTAAGATATAATATTGATGATCCTTATGTAGAATTTGAAGATACATATATTAAAATTGAAATAAGATAATATGATAGATAATTATAAAAAGTTTACAGAGAGTGTTGATGATAGAGACCATTATGATGATGAATATTATGGTCATAATAATGATGGTATGGAACATATAACTTACTTATTAAGAACTTCTTTAAGAAACAAAGGTATTGATGATTTTACAGTTGATTATTCTGGTTATGATATATGTATATCAGTATTTTGTTATGAATTAGAAAGATTAAAAGATATGATTAATATATTTGATATATTACAACATCTAAAAACTGATATTATACCACAATATGATTCTGAATTTGATATGTATCAAACTAAAAGAACAGGTGGTACTATATTAGAGTTTAATTTCTATTATAATGAAGGAAATGGTGATGATTTTGATAATGAATAAAAAATTAATATATTTGTACTATGAAGAAAAATAATGAAGGTCTTTTTAATAGATTTAAGAAAAAAGAAACAGGAGATAAATTTAAAGATTTATTCTTAAAATTAACAGAATACACTATTCCATATGGTCATGAGACTAAATTAGAAAAATATTTACCTACTGGATATAAAAAAGATTCAATTGGTAATTACTATATTCAAGTTGGTAAATCAGAAACTTTATTTACAACTCACTTAGATACATATTCTGATGAATATGAAAAAGTAAATCATGTAATTGAAGGAGATATTATTAAAACTGATGGTACTACTATATTAGGTGGTGATAATAAATTAGGAATGACTATTCTATTAAATATGATAGAAAGAGGTATTCCAGGTACTTATTATTTCTTCTTAGGTGAAGAGCCAATTTTAAGTGGTGGTCTATGGGGTTCACAAAATGCATTAGAAGCCAATCCAGAGTTTTTCAAACAATTTAAGAGAGCAGTTGCATTTGATAGAAAACAAACAGGTTCTGTTGTAAGAAGACAAAAAGCAAGATATTGTTGTTCTCAAGAATTTGCAGAAGCACTTTCTGATGAATTAACAGATTTAGGAGTTGAATCAAAACCAGACCCAAATGCATATTATACTGATACTGCAACTTTCTTAGATATTATACCAGAATGTACTAATATTAGTGCTGGTGGTTGGAAAGAACACTTTAAAGAAGAATGGGTTGATTTAGGATATACTAAAAGAGTATTAGAAGCAGCTTGTAAAGTAGATTGGGAAAACTTACCAACTGAAAGAAAAGTAACTTATTACCAACCAAAATCAAATATTATACCAAGACATAGATATGCAGGTAAAAAAACTATTTTAGCAGTTAAGAAGATATTAAATAAATATGATTTACTTCATACTAATGAATTAGAGTTCAATACTTATAATACAGATACATTAGTATTTAACACTTGGTTTGAAGAGGTTGATATAAAAGTAACTATAGTTGATGATATTTTACTTCAAATTGAAGGCGAAGAACCTATTAGATTTGAGTTTAATGAATTGGAAAAATTAGACCTTTACTTTGGTAACTTATTTGGTGTTGAAATTGATCCAAACAAATATAAAATGATGGCTTATCAAGATGGTTCAATTAGTATATTAGGACAACAATTTGCAAGTGTACAAGACTATTTAGAAATGTTTGATAGTATCAATAGTGATGATACATCTTATGTTATTAAAAAAGGTGGTGAACAATATAAATACTATGGTGATATTATCCCAAAAGAATTAGTATTTAAGTGGTTTGAAGAAAATGTTGAATAAAAAGTAAACTTTTTAGGCTTTTTAATTATAATATATAGTATTACATTATTAGGGGGTGTTACAGAATTGATTTGTGGTCTAATAGTGATTATGCAAGTATCGGGTGGTCTACAATGACCGATTAATAAATTAGTTGATACAATTTTAAACGGAAACGTAAACCAAGTAGGAACAAGTGAAGATATAGTAGCTTGCTTACAAAACAACATGATCTCTGATCTAGTAGTAGCTTAATTAAGTTTAAACTATTATGCACAAAAAAGCTGTGTCACCAGTTGAAAAGTGAAACTTTTTTATTAGAGTTTTGAGATTCAAAAACTAAATATTTTGTAAGTTAAGAAAAACTTACTAAACTTGTAAATGAATAGTTATTATTAACTGAAAAAGACACGTTGGGCAGTACAACGTCACCTCCACAACAAAAAAGTCCATCAAATTGATGGACTTTTTTATTTTAATTTAACATATATTTGAATTTTCTTTATCTTTTTATTTGTTGTTCTTCCTGATAGTAGTTGCTTTCTATCATAGAAAAAATGTGTATGTTGTGTGATATACATAGGAGTTTCAAAATCCACAACTAATTCATCTTTTATATCCTTTTGATATGAAGGAACCCAATCATTATTAAAAGTTCCACATATTTCATATTTACTATCCAACATTTCAAAAAAAGGTATAAAATCATCTTTAATTTCTCTCCAATAAAATGAGTTTATTCTTTCAGAATCTCTTAAATGTGCTGCATCTCTTTTAACTTTTTCAAATACTAATCTCCAAGCATTACAATTTGGTGTCCATACAACTCTTACTTGATATCCTTCATCAAGTAAATAAGCTAAGTTCTCATTACAAAATTTTTGTAATTCTTCTTTGATTTCAGAATTACCAAATGATTCAAAAAACTTTCTTAAATATTTCATATATTATATATTAAATGTTAATTTTGTAATTATGATAAATAGATTTGATGGTAGATATAGTTTTCTTTCAAACTTCTACCCCTGTAAAATAGAACACCAAGGTATAACTTACCCATCTGTTGAGGCATTTTATGTTGCAATGAAATGTAATAGTAATCAAACATTTGATGGAGTATATTATACAACAGTGGATTTTAGAGAAATGATTGCTGTTGTTAAAAGTCCTGGTCATGTAAAGAAAATAGGACAAAAAATTAAGATAAGACCTGATTGGGATTCTAAGAAATTAGAGTTTATGACTTGGGGAGTTAATGAAAAATTTAAAGATCCTACATTAAAAGAAATGTTACTAATGACTGGTAATGTTGAAATTGTTGAAGGTAATTATTGGCACGATAATTTTTATGGTCAGTGTTCTTGTGAAAAATGTGCAGGCAAAGGTAAAAATCATTTAGGTAAACTTTTAATGGAAATTAGAAGTGAATTAAGTGGAACAAAAAAACCAAACCTTTATGATGTCTTATTCCCAAAGAAATAATGAAAATAACCTAATTACTTTGGAGGGAAACTATATTATTTTATATATAGTATATGAGAAAATTAAAGGAACTTACAAAGGAAGAAGAACAAGAAATTGTTCTTAAAAGACAAAATGGATTAAAAAGGAAAGACATAATAAAGGAATATGGTATTTCAGATAGACATTACCAAAAAGTAATTGTTGAAAATGGTGGTGAATTAAATGAAAGAACTAGAAAGTTTAACTTTGATGAAAATTACTTTGAAAATATAGACACAGAGGATAAGGCATATTTTTTAGGTTTCATAGTTGCAGATGGTAGTGTTAACAATAAAACATTGAATATATCACAAAAAGAACCTGATATTTTATATGAGTTTAAAAGATATATAAATTTTGAGGGTAAAATTTTAAAAAGTAAAGGAAGAAATATACATACAATAAATTTATATTCTGAAAAAACTATAAATGATTTATATAGATTAGGTATCTATTCAAATAAAACTATGATAGTGAAATATCCTGAAATACCTAAAGACTTAGAACATCATTTTATGAGAGGTTTATTTGATGGTGATGGTTGTATATCAATACATAAAAAGAGAAAAGGTGGAAGAGATACCACAGATAGAGGACAAGTTAATATATGCTCAGGTAGTAGAGATTTTATTGAAGAGTATGTTGAAAGATTGAATAAGTATTGTGGTATAACAAAAAATAAAATAAGATGTCCAAAGGGAACATATAATGTAATAGATTGGGCATCATTTAGTGATATAGAGAGGTTCTATGATTTTTTCTACAAAGATGCAACTATTTATCTAAAGAGAAAAAAAGAAACTTTTGATATGGCAATATCTATAAGTAAGAGTAAAACAAAATACAGAAAAAAAAATTAATAAAAATGTCGATAATTTCATATTTCGGTGGTAAGGCAAACTTTCAATCCTTTATCACACCTATAATTCCAAAAGATTGTAAAACTTATGTAGAACCATTTTCTGGTTCATTCGCAATTTATTTAGATTCTAAATTAGAATTTGAAAATGTTATCTTTAATGATAGAAACAGACATCAAGCTAATTTGATGCAATGTTGTTCAAGACCAGAAGAGTTTTTGGTAGAACTTAAAAAACTAATGGATTTTGGTGGACTTCTTTATACAGAAGAAACTGAATTAGATAAGAAATGGGATTTCTATAAAGCAATTTACAGAACTTACATTACTAATGATTTCTTAGATAATATGGACTTTGAGATTGGTGACTTAGAAGTAGGTGCTATTTATGCATTTTTAATTACATCAAGTTTCAGTTCTGTTTATCCAAGAGGTGGTGGTTTCACTGGATTTAAGAAAAAAACAAACAAGTTAAATCTACAAATTCTAATCAATAAGTTAGAGAAAAATAAATATACTGAAAGATTACAAAACATTAATGAGTTTAATAACTTAGATTTTGAAGAAGTTATTACAATGCATGATGCTGAAGATACTTATATGTATTTAGACCCGCCTTATGCTCGTTTTAATGACATTAAAAATGATGATGATGGTAGAAGATTGTTTTGGTATGGATGTGACACAGAGAACACCTTTGGAGTTTCTTCACACAGACGTTTATTAGAGTTATTAAAGAAATCTAAATGTAGATGGTCTTTATCATACTACTACTTTCCTTTATTAGAGGAATTGTTACCTAAAGATGAATACTTTTGGACTTCAAAAGAGTTTCATAGACCATCTGCAGTAATTAAGAATAAAGTAGAAGGTGTAGATAAAGAGAAAGGTGTTGAGTTATTGATTATGAATTACAACCCTGAGACTGGAGAAAAAATAAATGTTAATTCAGATGTTCAACAACAATCAGAACCAGAATGGGATCCATTTAGAGATTAATCAAATGTTCAATGATATTAAGTTGAGTGATGTTATAACATTGGATAAAAGTGTTAATACTAACTTTACTAAATACTCTACATCTGTTCAAATGAGTTCTGATGATTTCTCACTTATTAGAGAACATATTGAAAAAGATATTGC